TTGAGGGGGTTTAGAGAAAGATTTGGTGGGATGGGCCTTTTTAGCGTACTTAGCGAACGAAACGATAATCGCTATGAAGGAGTGCTTAAATTGTAAGAACCAATACCAGGAGAGAAGGTCAACCTCGAAGTTTTGTTCCAATAAGTGCCGGTCGGCCTTTTACAGAAAGGGCACCAAGGAGCATCAAGAAAGCATTTTTGAAAAAATACTCACGGCTCATGGCGGGCTACAGGAAACGTTGCTAAAAATAAAGCAACTGGTGGCTAATTCGCCATATAATGCCCCCAGCTTAGTCAACCCTTTGACTCCGGAGCAATCTGTAGCGCTCTATAACGCCGAAAATAAGGATCAAGTTACCAAAGCAATGCTGCTGCCAAAAGAGCGCGTAAACGAGCTAATAAAGCCCTTGGAGGGGAACGAGGCTATTCAAAAACGGATTTCGGAAATTAAACAAGAAAAAATACCAAAAGAGCGCGATACAATCAATGGCCGTAAGGCATGGGCGCTGGATCAGAAAAAACGTATTGAAGAACTTGAATCTAAATTAAATGAAACTCACTAAGGCTCAGTGGTTTGTTGTAGATAGATTGCAGCGAGGTGGCGTAATTGTGCATGATGACCGATATTTTCAAATATCAATAGGGCATGAAACTCATCGAATACAGTGGCGAGTTTGGCAAGCCCTTAACCTTGAATTGGGCCTTATACGCCAGCAAACATCATATCCATTCGATCATCTATTGACAGAGGAAGGTAAAACTTATAAACATACTAGCTACCCAGTAGGCAGGTATAAAACAAAATAAAACTATTTAACTCTATAAATTATGACTATTTGGTGGTTGATATATGGGATAATGGATGAATTTAAACCAATTGATAAACAGAAACTTATAGGAGAGGCGTCTGCGGGATATTGCATATTGTTTTTATTCGCTTTACTATTTGATTCTATCGTATTGGCAATCCTGTACGGGACAAAAATTATAAAATAACTCTATAAATTAATTAAAATGAGAGAAAACATGAATCACAGGCGACGCATGGAACGCCTTTTAGAAGAAGCAAGACAAGAGCAGCAGGCAATGGAAAACTGCGGTCACGAATGGGATGAAGTGAAATATGACCCAGAAGAAGTTCGGGTTCCATATGGATATAAAACAGTGGGTCAAGGTTCTGATGTATGGACAGAGCCAGAAGGTTATCGCGATGACACTAAAGAAAGGTGGAGCCGCGAATGCAAAAAGTGCGGTAAAATACAATACGCCTACACTCAGGAGCCAATTATTTCAGGGTATAAACCTAAATTTTATTAAAATGAGTGATGCATACAGCAATATGGATGCCGACACAAGGGCCGCAATCCAAGATAATTACATCGATGAGCAGGAGCGCCAGCTTCAAAAGCGAGCTGAATTACTCCAGAAATATACAAATGGGTATGACAGGTATAAAAAAATACCTTTATTCAGGAACATCATCGATGCCGCTGTAAGAGGTGCTGATCCTTGGGATATAATTAATCGCCTTGTTGATATGAATACTGAACAAGCGGAAAGGTTTAAAGAATACTTAACCCTACACGCATATCCTCAAAGAATAGAAATTAAGTAACCATGACATTATTCAAATAAATATAAAACAAAATGAACAAGCCAAAGAAACTAATACTTGATTATTCTAAATGGATTTGTGGCGCTGGTGGCTCACATCAAGTTGGCAAAGGTGAAGTAGCGCTTAAAAACGATGAAGGATTTTGTTGTTGTCTTGGGCTATTCAGTATACAAATGGGAGTTTCAGAAGACGAATTATTTAGGAAAGGAGAACCAGCCGAACTTGATACATTAATCCCCCTATTTGCGCATGAGGGATTAGTTGGAAAAATAAATTCCGGATTATCGCTAGACGCTATTTCTATAAATGATGACACAAAAACCACCCCTGAATACAAAATTGAACGCCTTACTGAGTTGTTTTCTTATGAGGGCATAGAACTAGAAGTAATCAATAAACCATAAATAATGAATATAGAAATGAATAATATTTATCATGCCGATTGCTTGGAGTTAATGAGTTTTATTAAGAGCAGTAGCATAGATATGATATTGTGTGATTTACCATACGGGGTCACTAAAAATAAATGGGACTCCATAATTGATTTAAGTAAACTTTGGGAAAGCTATGAAAGAATAATAAAACCGAATGGAGCCATCATTCTATTTGGTCAGGATAAGTTTTCAGCCAGATTAATGCTGTCTAATGAAAAGATGCATAGATATAATTTAATTTGGGAAAAAACATCTCCTACGGGTCATTTGAACGCTAAAAGGATGCCATTAAGAAGTCATGAGGATATATTAGTGTTTTATAAAAAGCTGCCAATATATAATCCGCAAAAAACAACAGGACACACAAGAAAAGTAAGCACTTCTCATCACAAGCGTAATTCCAAGATGACCACAAATTATGGTAAGCACGGGTTAACAACATATGACAGCCAGGAAAGGTATCCTAAAAGTGTGTTGAAATTTCCAACAGACAAACAAATATCAGCATTACATCCTACTCAGAAACCAGTAGCTCTTATATCGTATCTAATAAAAACATACTCGATGGAAGGGGATTTAATTTTAGACAACTGCTCAGGGAGCGGCACATTGGCTATGGCTTGTAAAGAAACAAACAGGAATTATATATGCGTAGATAATGATTATGATATGGTGGAAAAGAGTAAAACCAGAGTTGATTATTTTAAATAATTCAACCAAAGCAATTAACATGAAATCATTGAAACGAGAAATTAAATTATATATCTGCACCAAATTAATTCTTTGGGCCATGAACTTTATCCCCCAAGACTGCATTGATCTAAAGCTATGGTTTTTAAAATTTCCGCATAAATCAATTAAATAATGAACATAGTAGTAGGAGATGTAGTTTACCATCAGCTATCAAAGCTCCTTTTTATATGCGAAAATAAAAAGCATGAACGGTGGATGAATATGAATCCATTTTATATAAGGACTGATCTAAAGGAAATTGATTACTCAAAACTTGAATATACATTATGAGATTTATTACTGAATATAAACACCTCCCACACGACGCAAATGAATACGCTGAGCACTATAGACATAATGCCAACTCCATACTAGGGGAGAGAATAGGAGCGGGGTTTAAATACGAAAACCCAGTAAACGACAATCATCTTCATTATAGATTAGAAATAGAAGCCTTCCCAATGGATAAATGGATAGAGTTTAAGAATAGCCTTTTTGAATATATTGTAAACTCAGGAGGGATGGTTTCTGGGACGAGAATATTGGAGATGATTAAGGCATTGGAGTTTCAAGGTGAAAAACAAAAACTCCCAGGCTAGACAACCCGGGAGTTAATTTTAACCCTTAAAATACCACTTAATCAAAAATCTTAAATCAATGTTCTTTTTAGTAAGGTAATAGCTCGAGCGTATCTCTTTTTTATAGTACTGACATCGGCTCCTAATTGTTCTGCAATCTCCCTAAATTTAAGATCATTTAACCAACGCATTTTGAATACTTGCTTGAATTTAGGCGGTAACTGATCTATTTGCTTCAGTAATCTTTCTATAATAGCCGCTTCTTTTTCATCTGCTTCATATACCTCTTTGTCGTTTTCAACCCATTTGCTATATATGATTTTTGTTTTTGTCCTTGCCATATTTTGCCTTCGTAAAAAATCAATACAACTATTGGATACGGTTTTATTGAGCCACGCATAAACATCTCCCATAGAATTAAATTCCAACCTGCCATGTAACTCCCAGAATTTAGTAAAGCATCTAGCTCTTATGTCTTTCGCCTCTTCCTCTGATTTTAAGTACCTATTAGCTTTTAAATAAACAGATACATAGAATGTATTATATATGTATCTGAATGATTCTGGGTCGCCTTTACGAAATCCTTGTAGAATTTCTTGTTCTGCGCATTCCATAACTCACTAGGTTTAAGATTTTAGGATTAAGTTTCAGTGATCCTGTATACTATTCCCTTCCCGGCTGGGGTTGGCTTTCGTCTAAATGCTCAATTATTTCTTCCGATTTTAAATCAAATGCAAAGCCATCACCAACAGCCCACCAGTACCCAGCCGCATCATTATTAGGGATTATGATCGCTTTATAAGTAAAGTGATCGAACAGCTTACTTGGTACTTTCGCGTAATGTGGTTTCATTTCCCGCGGCGCTCCCTTCACCCATCCGATACCTTGAGGGGTGGCTCGTCCGATTACTGGGAAAGTTAAAGGTGATAGATTTCTGTTGTTTCTACAGGCATCAATAGCTTCAGCGGTATCAACATAAACAGATTCTATTGTGTTGCTATCAACATTGATTAAAATGGTCACTGTTCCTCCTATCGGGTATTTCTTTTCCATGTTGGTTATTTAGCTTTTTTATTCGGTTTGCTGAGTATAAGCCTCTCTAAATAATTTATATCCACTGGCTGCACTAAGTATCCTTTGTTTCTTTTTGCAACATCATCCGCTACCGATTTATTCCAATAGATTGGAAGTTGGGAATTATGTAGAATAAACTTGCCGCTTTCTTTATGTACTACTGCGAAATAATTTTTAGCCATTATTTATTGTTTGAGTGGGTGTTAAATAAGAATGCTACGTATTTCAAATTGATCGTATTCAATAAGCAGGGTAATTGGCTGATCGGTAACCGTACTTAACACCTTGCGCAGCCTTCGTAGCTTTTCTACTGAAACTTCAGTTTCAAAGGTTCCTTTATGGTCAACCATTAAGTACCGGAATCCGTTTATTTGCAGCTCACCATCAGCTACTTTGACCTTCATTTCTGGCATATTAAATTCCAAGACGTTTGTCAGGTAGTTGTACAATGCTGCTGTACTAACTAATATTTTGCTACTCATTATCCATTATTTTGGTTAGTGGTTTGCAGGTAGGCGTTGTAGTCGTCGAGTGTCGCTGGTTCCAAATTCTTCATAACGGCCCAATAGCTCGAAATTTCGACTCCAATTAAATGGGCACCAGTAGGCAAATCGTATTCTTTTACCTTCCACATCTTACCCGTAGCAATGTGCTTCACATAGTGTGGCATATCTTCCGGCTTTCTCTCTTTCCACCAGGGTAATGGCTCGAAAAGGTGGGGGAATAAATCAAAAAACGATTTCCACATGAAATTTCGTGGCTTGTGCTTGTCAGGTTTATAAACAAATCCCTCTGCATCTTCTTCTTTATGAGCTTGTAAAACAACAACCTGATCTTTGTCAAATGGCTCTAAATGCATCCCTGGCCAAATGTTTATAACCTTATACCGTGGTTTCAATAACTCTTCCGTTGTCATAGTTTATCCTCCTTTTGGTTTACATGGTTATCTAAATACCGTCGTTTATCGTTTATGCATAAACCTTGATATTCCAGTTCGAATTGATTGTCCGTCAACACCTGAGATGCTAATTTATCAAGGGCTATTTCATCGCAAGATGGCTCCTTCTTCCCATCTCCTGCGGATAGGGCTTCGTTGGCTACTTTTTTGCATGTTCGTAAATGCAATATGGTCGCGCCTTCGCCTAAAGCCTCTATCTGTGTCAATGCTTTCTCATACCTTTCACACTTAGCTTGTAAGGCTGTATTCTCGTAGCAGTACTTCAAAAACCGTTGCTCCAGTTCGGCAAGAATCAAATCGGTATCCTCATTTGGCCGGGCCGGCACCTGCATGGTAAATTCTTTCCCGCCTGACTTTATCAATCTGTCAATCCAGTGTTTGGCCTTTTCTGACAATTCAGTATCGGTTAGCGTGCAGTATAGTTTACTTTGTTCCATCTAATAATGTTTTGATTCGCTGTTCAATATTTATATGTCCTGCATGCCCCCAATTGATCCTTTACGGATTTAATAAGGGCCATTAGTCTCTGATTCTCCTGCTGCTCCTGATGCAACTTGGTGGCGTATTCCTTTGCTCCATTACGGTAACAAATACGGCAGGCTGTGTTTTGATCTGGACTATAAACTGGATGGAATTGCAAAGCAGCTTCATGTTCTGCCTTCAATTCTATGTCGGCCAGCACCTCAGCCGGTAATTGTGTGTCTTTATTCATTGGTTACCTCCTTTAATGATTTGCGTGATAAAAAGCGTAAGCAAACCCCATCGGGGTAATACTACGTAGATTTTTAGTTTTAAGGCTTTTACCTCCTAATTTTCTGAACCCAGGATAATCTTTCCCAAATGGGGGAAGGTATTTTCTTTCTGGAATTTTGAATTTGCCCCACAGCCACGTTCTCTTATTATACCTGCTTTTTTCTGGAGCCGGATCGTATCCTGCAAAATCGCAAGGGTTAAATTTTAATGTCTGTTTGCCCATCCACGGATTTAATTTATGAATGCGGCTCATTGGGTTTTCTATTTGCCAAAAAATCAATACACCTTTGGTTTCAAAAAAATCAATAATTTCTTTTGTTTTAGCCACTAACTTTTGGCTTTTCTCGGTAGAGCCATCGGAATCCTTTCTTTTGAAATGCTTGGCTCCGCTATTGGCGTAATCAGTACAAGGAATCATTGCGATTATCCCTATTCTCAACCCTATATCATCGAACGGGGCAGTCCCATAGTTGCCCATAAGCCACATTTTATAATCCCATTCCATAATATCCTGCCCATGTTGTATATCAATCTGCATAACCTCCCACCCGGCTTCCCTGTACGGCATCGACGCGTTGCCGGTGTAATCAAAAATAGATATTAGAACATTATTACCCATTACTCACCTCCTTGTATTTGGCGATGGCGGCACTGATAGCGTCATCGACAACCGGCTCAATTGGCGCATGCATTTGAATCCATTTAAGCGTGTCGGCTAAGTCCTGCGCCTTCCCTGCCCATTCGGTAGCGCCTTCAATTCTCCCCGTTTCATATCCATCTAAATAGGCTATCTTATTTGGCGAGTGCTTATAAAACCGGTCTTTTATTTCGGCCTCCTTTGCCTTGGTTTTAACAGATGCGTCCTTCTCGATGGCTTCAAGCGTTTCCTGTGGTAGTGTCATTGGTGGTGGTTTGAGGTTGAACCGGAGTGTTAATAAATTGCATTCTGCATCCGGCGTATTTCTTTGGTTTCATTTCCTTATCGCTTATGCCTAATGCATATCTTACCTGCTGAGTATTTGCTACGGCTATAAATTTGTCGCCGAAATCAACCGCATTCATCCAGAATGGATCAACCTTTTCGCATTCAACCATTGGCGCATCAGGACCGCTAAACCTTACAGCATCCTCGTATGAGTATTTCCCGGCTCGATCTCGATGATGCGTGTACCCGCTATTGTTGGGGCCGAAAAACAATAATGCCGTATCGCCTTTTGATGTGTGCTTTAAGCTGATTATATAGTACTGTCTCATCTTACTGCTTTTTAAGTATTAACCAATTTATATTCAAATCACACTCTTTTGAGGTAAGGAGGGAGTTCAGCGATTCAAATGGCGAAGTATATGCGTATACACGCGGGATTGAGTTTTCGTCGTAATCTACGAAGCCTCCCCTAAAGTGTTCTACTATACTAGCAGCCTGTAAATATGTGGCGTTCTTGCTCGTACAGACTATCTGCCAGGTACCGGGTGGGAGATCAACAGCATCCGCTTCACCATAAAAGGAAAGTAATTGATATGGCCTGCCGGAATGTTCACCCCTTATCTCTGCGCCTTCTGCGCTTTCTGGAAGCGGATATGCCCAATAATTTTCTCGTAAAAATATCATTTGGTAGTATTCTCCTAGTTCACTCATTTCTCATCTGTTTGTTGTGGTTGCGGCTTATTCAGCCTATTAGCTTCCAGTACAGGCATACCCATTTGTCCTGCTGGAATATAAATAACTTGGTTTTGAGTTGATTTTAATTCGTCAATCCAAAGCCACTGTAGATACTCTGTATTGTTTTTAAGGCTATTCCCTATAATTTGATTAGATCTGGCTATACCATGAGCTCGAATAGTGTCAGCTTGCGCATTATAGGCCGCAGATTCCATTTTTGCTTTAGCTTCTGCTACCGCTACTTCTTTTGAGCTTTGCGCATGGGCAAGATTAGCCTCTCCCGCTTTTCTTTGAGAGTATACATTGTATTTAGGGAATCCCCACATGCCTAAAATAATTAAGCCGATAATGAATGCAATCGCAAATGCGCTAATTGAAATGCTGCCTGCTGTAGTGATTTCGCCGTGTTCGTTTGTAAACATGTTAATTTTGTTTTAGATTGTTTATTATAATTAAAGGTTAGTGCTTATACACAAGCGATTCAAGTTTTGAATAGAATTTAGTAGCTCGTTCTTGGTCAGTAAGCAAGGGAGCCAGCGCGTGAAATCGCTCTTTAACATCATCCCAATCTGCCATATGCGGCCATTTATCTAACCCCCCTTCGTCTAGTCTAGCGTGGCATCCTCCAAACATTGCGCGTTCTATGCAATTTAAAGGATGGTACATAACTGATTCAAATACTGATTTAGGGAAAATATGGCAACAACTACCCCTGAAGAAAATATCATCCTTTTTTTGAGACTGTTGAACACAACCGCACTGACAAGTTCCGGTTAATTCTTTTCTTCTGGCCTTAAACCATTGCTCCGTTAATGAATCATCATCACCTCGTAGCTTCTTTTCTTCAGCTTCTTGCCGTAGCTTCTTTTTGCTTTTCTTAGGAATTGGCTTTTTAACCTTCGGCGGCTTAGGTAGCCCGGATTTCAATTTTCTTATTTCTTCTATTCCCATGAATCAAAGGTGAAAAATAATTTTTATTTTTCCAAATGAATTTATAGCTTTGATGAAACTAGTGATTAATGACAGCGAAAGCAACCAAAAAACAAACAATCGGAGAGCAGATAAAGTCTCACTTCTCGCGCAATCAACGCTGGTTAGCGGAACAAATAGGAATGAGTTCATCGTTATTATCAGAAAAGATAAATGAACATCGGGATTGGACTCAAAAAGATCTGGACAAAATAAATAAAGTACTAGGAACAGACTTCAAACTATGATATGGATTTACAAGATGACCCTCAAAGGAGATTATTGCGATTGGAGCTGGAAATAGATGGCAAGGTTGTCGATAGTAAATTGGTATATAAATCTAATTATGATTACGAGTTCAAGAAGATGAGATTAAGGGCTATCACACAACGATTACCCTGGGCTATATTTAAAACCATATCCAGAACCGCAAATACAGTTCCTAAAACTAATACTATATAATATATGACTATTGAAACAAAATTCAACATTGATAATTATGTATGGTTTCTTGGAAATGGCTGTGTTGCTAAAAAGCGTATTACAGCCATAGAGGCTCATGTTATTTCTAAAACAGGTAATCCAGATATAAAGTATCACATTGATGAATTACCAAATCCTATGAGAGAACATATGATATTTGAAACAAAAGAAGCTCTATTACAATCACTATAACATAATACTATGCGCATAAGATATGCAGATAAAAAACAAACTAAGATCAAGTGGGATTTATATGTTAGCTGGAATGGTTTTTCTTTTTTCGTTACGGTTGAAACAGAAGATGGTAATGTATGGGGTACGGAGGATTCAAATGTAGCCACATCCTATCTTCCTTATTTAGATGAATGTTCGCAGGAAGAACGAAAGATTCATTTTGATGAATTTAAGAAATACATTGAAAACGAAATAGCCGACCACCATGTATAAGAGCTGGCCCGATTTATCAAACACAGAAACGCTTGTGTTAATCCTGATACTAGCTAATGTTATTTTGTTTTATCCGTTTAAAAAGAAGTAAAATGACAAAGAAACAAATGCCTGAAACTAGTTTAGAAGCATATAGAAGTTTAGATCCGGTTAAACTAAGCGATACTTACAAGAAAATAATATTAGCATTATCCGAATTAGGAAGCGGAACATTTGAAGATATTGCTAAAAAGATGAAGGTTGAAAAAAGTATTGTATGGAAACGGTTATCTGAATTAGAGAGAGCTAATATCCTGTATAAACCCGGAACGAAGAAAACACTTAAGTCAGGCAGAATGGGTTTTGTTTGGATGATTCTCTCGTTAGATGGAGTAGCATCTATTATAGAGGATGCTAAATTAAAGTCTACACAAACAATACAAGACCATAGCCGGAATATACAAGCTATTGCTAACTCTCAAATAAATAAATTATTTTAAATGAAACAAACTATAAAGGTTTCTGTATCAGATATAAGATCCTTTAAGAAAAACTCTTCGCACATAAAAAAAAACGGACTCATCCCTATTCTTGATTACATAAAATTTGATAACGGATCTATTACGAAGACAAACTTACATGAGTTTGTAGTTCAGGAATCTAATTTTACTGGGGCATTTCTTGTTGAAGAAAGAATACTCTTTAATTTTATCGAATACACTAGCGCGTCGGAGATATTATTTTCAGCAGATGGTCATAAAGTAATCATGTCTGATGGATCACAAAAGACCTCATCTAGCCAAGGAGATATTAATCTTTTCCCACAAATAGAGCAACCACCAAAAGAAACCGTATCATTAACTGATGTTATTCTTAAACTTTTTGGATCAGCATCCAAATACACACAAGAAGGAAGTGATGATCTTAGAAAATCTCATATTTTCATAGGTGGAGATGCTATAATGGCATCTGACGGATTTATCGCTTTTTATAGAAAAATAGATAGAGAATTACCCAAAACAGCCATCCCGAGAAGTGTTGCAGAAAAGGTAAGCTACATAGATCCTGCTGATTTTTCGCAAACAGAAAAGAAACTTTTTTTTAGAGCTGGGAAAGTCCTTTATGGTTTTCAAAAAACAGAAGCTACATATATCGATATGGGCAGCTTTTTTAGTTATAAAAAGGAAGATTCATTCCATGCTCCAAAATCAGAGCTGATCTCATTTAATGAAATGAGCTTGGGTATGTCAAAGTTAAAGCTATGTCACCCTTATTTAGAAGTAGTTAACGGAAAGCTATTAATGTCAGCCGTTAATAGTGATTACGGAGTGGATAATGAAAAAGAGATAGATGTAATTGGCGGTATGGGTGATAAGTTTCAATATGATGCAGTTATACTTAATCGACTACTTAAGACTGCACCAGATGAAGAACTGACATTTTCTCGCATAAAAGGCATGATGTATATTACCGGGGACTCCGGGTTTACTTCACTTATAATGGAATTATTATGATACCGTTTAATTTAGAAAGAGCCAAACAAGGCATACCAATTCAAACCAGGAAAGGAGTTGAAGCAAAATTAATTGCTCATTTAGATGGCGGCCAGCCTGCCCCTGTATTGGTATCTATAGGTGCATTTGGGTTAGAGAATTATTTTTTGGATGGTAGGCACAACTTATACCATGATGATGAATTGGATTTATTCATGAAATATTAAACTAAATAAATAAATAAACATGTTTTCAAAGAAAATGCTTTTATCGTATAAAAGGTTAAATCATCAATCATTTGCTATGCATGATGAAAGAAGCAATCAAATTGTATTTACACATCACTATGAAGTTACATTTAGAAAAAGCATATGGTTTGGATTGATTAAAAAGATAGTAACAGAAAATGCTGCATGGAATGCTCCAGATAAACAAACGATAGAAAAGCAACTTGATGAAAAAATCGGCAAATGGATAAAATGAAACCAATCATAGTAACCTACAGTAATGAAAGTTGGATGGCTAATAGCGGGAAAATAACTATGGCTACTATGAGTTATCATTACATGGTATTGCCACGAGGCGGCCTTTATTTTTGTGAAAACATCATATCTCGTGAATCAAAAGCGATATGGTTAGATGACATAAAGCTAATTGCAAGACCAAAACAAAAACTACATGTATCATAAGGATTGGTTTAAATTAAGGTATGAACTGATTAGAGATTATCCGGGCTGCCCATTTGATAAAGGAAGTATATTAGAAGCTTTTGAATTTGAAGGGAAAATTAAACTATATAATGATAGCTCAATATTACCGAATCATTTCAAAGATCATTTTAGACTACTTAGATGGTGGGAACATAGAACCTTAGAGCAGCTATCGTCCATAAAATATGCTAAAGTCGTATCAGGTAGTAATTATTATGTCAGTGGTGATGTGGTGGAAGTATTGTTGATTATGTATAACAATGCCGCTATTGTCGGTGGCAAAAACTCTATACTTTTCAACCTGAATGGGCATTTTTTTGTTGCCTCTCAAATAGAGCCAGCAACTAAAGAAGATCATGAAAAATGGGTAGTAAAAAATAGAACGTAAAACTCCTGTAACTAATTATTGAAAATAAATAAAATGAATATAAATTATCTAATAGAAAAAACGCTTACAGAAATAAAAGTTAGCGAGTCAAAGGATGAAATACTATTTACTGACTCTTCCGGGAATATTTATAAAATGTATCATAGGCAGGACTGTTGTGAAGGAGTTTACATTGATGATATTAGTTGGGATATTCAGGATTTAATTGGGGAACCTATATTATTAGCCGAAGAAACCACGAGCAATACTAATCCAGAAGGGATTACAAAGGAATATCAAGACTCTTTTACTTGGACATTTTACAAGCTAGCCACTATAAAAGGATATGTAAACATTCGTTGGTACGGAGAATCAAATGGATACTATTCTGAGTCTGTAGATTTTGATTTAGTATATCCAGAGATAGAAGGATTTTGAACCTAATTATTGAAAATATGCCAATACAAGATAAAGCATGATAGAGATTAAATGTAATTGTTATAAAAATTCCTTTGAAACTAAAACCGAAGCAAGAAATGCCGCAATTGGTATATGGGATGATGATAAGATAAAAATGTCTCCCTATAGATGCCCAGAAGGTAATGGGTGGCATTTAACGACAGTAGGCACCGGGAAGACTTTACGGTATATTTCACATGGCCTTCAGGGTATAGTTGCATCACTTAATAAAAAGACGAAGAAAAAGAAACGTAAAAAATAATTATTGAAAATATTATGAAAGAAGAACGGGTTATTAAATATGATACACCAGAAGCAGCAATGTTTAGAACTAATATATCTGGATGGATAAGTTCTGATGGAAGATTTTTTGGTAAAGACGAACATCTGGCTAGATATGCCGGCTGTACACACAAAAAGTGCGAAAATTGCGATAATTATACTAAAAAGGGATGGATTCATTGTGAGGATTGTCGCCGGAAACGTTCACATAAACGTTACAATGAACTTCCCTTTAAAGAGTGGGATGGGTCTCCCCTGTGTACCTGGGATGGAGATGAATATTTCTTCCATGAAGATGATTTAATTTGCTGGCTTTTCGATCATGAACTTAATGGATCAGATGTTCAATTGGTATATGCAGAACCTATAAAATACAAGGAATTAGACTATGAAACAATAACCGGTGATGCTCATGAAGATTGGGAGCCAGAAAAGGAACTCGTAGAAGCAGTAAATAAACTGAATGAGGTTATTAGAAAATTAGAGCCACATTCATATACCCCGGGTAAAATCAGAACCTCATATGATTACACTTATATCCCAGAAAAATAATTATTGAAAAACCAGGCACCTTTAAAAACCCGCACCACTCCAATGTTCTATTTATCTTTTCGTGCTATTATGGATAATTTTCCCGAATGTGAGTAAATAATATTTTGTACGCAATTTCTGTTCCACTATATTCGTATCTCAATTCCCTTATAAAAACAAATCATGAGTTTAAAGCCCCTAAGCGAAGCAGCCTTGACTGCGGAGTATGAGATTATCGTCGATGCCTTAAAAAAGTCACGCTTTAATAAGCGAAAAGCCGCCGAACTACTTCAGATTGATCCTAAAACACTTTACAACAGACTTAATGAATACTACCGAATGTTAGACTCAAAAGAGTCTAAAAAAGAATCTATTCCTGGAACCTATTAAACCCGAATCTACATGGCGAAAAGATTTGGCGATACCGACATCTGGAAAAAACAGCGTTGGTTCAGAAAACTATCTCCTGAATATAAGTTAGCTTTTTTGTACATAAAAGATCAGTGCGACCACGCAGGTATTTGGAATATAGAATGTACCGATTTGATGGAAGACTTGGGTATAGAAACGTTCAATTTGGCAAATTTTGTTACTGCTTGTAATACAGAATTTGATAAAAATACCGGCAAATCTCAATTCAAAGAGAGGCTCAGAATATTAGATAAGGGTTACATATGGGTTACAGGTTTTATTCAATTTCAGTATAAGGGTAAGGAAGGGTTAGTTAACCCTTACGCAGCGCCAGTCCGGACTGCTTTGCAAATATTAAGTGGCTTTCAATTACTTAAAGAGGCTGTTAATGGAAGTGGCTTTATAACCCTTACAGAAGAGTTGCCAGAGGGTTATCTAACCCCTAAGGATAAGGATAAGGATAAGGATAAAGAAAGAAAGGAGGGTGTGGGAGGAAAACAAAATAGCCGGTTGCGCGGAGTTAAATTTTCTGACGACGGGTTGAAAGTGTTTTTCGAGGATGGCAGCAGCCAGGAATTAGGATTAGGCCAACAACAGAGGTTCAGGGAAGGAGATTACAAACCCCATTACATCACCAAAGGCAAAGTAGAGTAGGATGTATTACGAAAAATTGTCAGATTTGGGAATAAAATTGACACGCAGACACGGTTCAGAAAAAACCTTTTGCCCAAAATGCCATGATGGACGGAAAAACAAGCGCGACCGATCTCTATCCGTAAATGTGACCACAGGCGAGTTTAAATGCCATAATACGGGCTGCGAGTTCCGGGGTAATGTTAGGAGCCAAGAAAGAAAACGCGAGCTTAAAACGGCTGTAAAGCCGCCACAGGACATATTGCGATCTGTCCAGGTAAAAGAAAAAGCCGAGAAGTGGTTTAAAAATAGGGGTATTAGTAAAACTACTCTTGATAAGTTCATTATATTCTGCCGGGATGAATGGATGCCGCAGACGCAGAAAAAGGAAAGTTGCATTTGCTTTCCTTATTTGAGGGATGGTCAGTTGATAAACATCAAATATCGGGACGGTCATAAAAATTTCAAAATGGTCAAGGATGCAGAATTGATTCTTTTCAACTTAAATACGATCGGAGAGAAAAAACACTGCATCATAACTGAGGGCGAAATAGACTGCATGAGCCTTTATGAGGCTGGATATGGCGTATTACCGATTGCTGATGAGGCAACTGGCGAGGTGCTTAATGACGAATATAGCAAATGGTGTGAGGTGTCTGTGCCTAACGGAGCGTCAATGGGGAATCAAAAATTAGATTACCTGGATAATTGCGCAGAATGGCTAATTGGAGTAGAGGTATTTGTTATTGCTACCGATGGGGATCAGGCTGGGGAAGAGTTAAAGCAGGAGTTGATAAGAAGGTTGGGGGTTGAAAGGTGTAAAACAATTTCTTACCCAATTGAGGAATGTGTACCGCTAGAAAGCGGATTAAAGCGAAGATGTAAAGACTTAAACGAGGTGCTGATTTATTTAGGGCCAGACGTTGTTAAAAACGTAGTCAATAATGCAGAATCTATACCAATTGATGGGATTTATTACGTGGATGATGTATTTGATACGATGTTAATGAATTTTAGAAGCGGCATTCAATTAGCGCCTAAAACTCATTTTGGAGAGTTAGATGATTATTTTAGATGGAAAAAGGGAGAAATAAATCTCATTGTAGGATATGCGAACCACGGGAAAACAACCTTAGTAATTCAAATGATGCTTACTAAGAGTGTCAATGACGGGTGGAAATGGGCGATATTTAGTCCAGAGAATTATCCCGCCACTGATTTTTATGATGATATGATTGAAATGTATGTAGGCAAATGGCTTGATAAAATGAGTGAAGAAGAGTATGTGCAAGCCGCGTTGTTTATAGATCAACATATATTTTACGTATACCCAGATGATGGCCATGACATTCATTCCATAAATGAAAAGTTTAGATATTTGGTTTTAAAGAAAGGGATTGATGGCGTATTAATTGATCCATTTAATCAATTGGATAGATTAGGTAGCGGGTTTCAAAGAGAGGATTTGTATCTGTCTGACATTTTAAAGGATGTAAAAAGGTTTTCCTTGTTAAATAGCGTTTCATATAACATCGTAGCCCACCCTGTAAAGCCAAGCAGACAAGAGGATAAATCCCTGCCGCCAGTAGATATGTATGATGTTTCCGGGGGTGCTATGTGGGCTAATAAAGCAGACAATATAATTTCTTACTATAGACCAAATCACCATATAGACAAAACTAGCCCGGAAGTAATAGTATTCATACAAAAAATTAAACGAAGGAGAACAGGCGGTAAACCAGGTGAAGTGCATATGAAAATGCTTTGGTCTATTAAAAGATTTGTTGATCCATTAGGTGAGTTCCCTTATTTAAACCCACAAGGAGAACGAAGAAAAACGGAACAGCAAGAATTAAGATTACCCTATAATGATTCTGATTTATATTTTGACGAAACTCCGTTTTAATTATGGCAAAAGCTAAAAAAGAAAAGAAGGAAAAGAAAATAGAACCGTATTGGCAGGAATTAGTAGGGATCTATTTTGACTTTACTAAAAGTAAATTCCATGACATACCAAGTTTTGACGGGTCTGCGTCTAGAGATTTAAAAAATATACTTCAATCGTTACGTAAACGGGCCGAAGATAAAAATGTAGAGTGGACTCATGAGGTTGCAACTAGCCGGTTTAAACATTTTCTTGAATGGGCTTACATGGATAAATGGTTATCAGAAAACTGGCTATTAATGAACATAAATAGACAGAAAGATAAAATATTTTTTTCTATAACAAGACAATACCTAAGCCGATGATGTGTTCTAATTGCATGGAAGAGAATGAGTCAGTTAAGATGATTTGTGAAGATCGTAAATATGCGGTATGCCATAAATGCACTGTTACTTATGGCAAAGACAGAAACGGGGTTACATTCTTTCCAGGAGAAGCAGTCAAACTTAAAGAAGGGGGGAATTATAAAGTTCTTGTAGATAAGATTCAAATAATAGAAGGTATTTATATTTTTGAGGAATGTGAAAGTGGTAGAATGGTTTTGCTTAGAGATAATGAAACAAATAAGACGCTTAAAAGAATTTTCGATATAAACTGGTTAATTAAAATTAAAAACTAAATTATGAACCAATTATTTTATGGTAGCATTTGCCTTACTGATTTAATAGAAAAAGCTAAACAAAAGCATTCCGCTTTCAGTAAAGCACAAAATGGTAAAATATACGTGAATGTAAATGTATGGCTTAACCAAGAAAAGGACAAATTCGGTAATGTAATGTCCATAAAAGTAACACCTTCTAAAGATAACAGAGATAGAGAGGAGGGATTTTATATTGGGAATTGCAAGCCATCTGATGGGCCAAAACCAGTAAACGATAATGATCTAAATAATTTGGATGTTAATATAGACTCAGACCCTATAGCGTCACATCCAACAATTTCCGGGGATGTTTCAACTCAAAGCGACGACTTGCCTTTCTAAATTTTAAACAAATGAGAACACTTCTTGATGTAAATAATGAAATAATAACTCTTACAGAAGAGATAACTACAGGAACTCCATTAAAACCAGCTCAGGTAAGTAGAAGAAAGAATAGAATATCTTAAAACTATCAAAGCATACTTGGAAACCGGCCCGGCTCTTCAATATATTGATCTTGAAATTGACAGAATTGAAAATAGGATTGCATTACTTTCTAATTCATTTGACAGGTCACAATACAAAGATCCAAAAGAGGCGTTTAAGCAATATGAGAAGGGAATGGATATTCCGCAATTGCGTAAACAACTTCGTACATTAAGATTCATTAAAAAATAAATCATGGAATTACAAGAACTAAAGGAAGAGGAGTTTTATTGTCTCATAGCAGACGACGGTAATCCGCAATTATTCTCATTAGCGCCAGATTTTGCAACCTGTGTAGGGATGGTTGAGATGCTTGCGAGTAAAGGTATTTCAAGACCATTGAATACTCTACTTGAAGAAGGATATGAAATATTGCCTATTAAATTAAGCATTACAGGAAATGGATCGGCAGAAGAAGGATTTCAGAAAGCAAAACAACAATTAAAATAAAACAACAACATGAAAAATTGGTCATTTTTAGCGTTAACGGTAGTATTTATGGGCCTTCTCGCATTTCAGTCTCATCAAACAAAGAAAACCTACAAGGTTGAAGCTGATATTAACTTCTGGGTGCAGGCCACCAACGGATTGGAGTTTACTAAGAACAACCTGAAAAACTCTGACCTGCCTTCAAAAACAGTAACCCTTATCAATGATTCTATTTTAACTCCGCTTCAAGCTGAAATTTCAAGACAAGTGCAAGCGCAAATAAATGCAGAAAATAAAAAGGACACAATCACTAAACCTAAAAAGAATTAATAATGACGCATACTTTAGAAGTTGTAGAAGGCTTGTATGAATTATTAAACAATGGGAAGAAATCATTCATATGCCTAAAGGATGATAGAAATTATATAGTAGGAGATACGATTGCTTTTCAAGTTACGATGGATAGAAAGGAGCTAAAAATGGAAGTCGTATACCTGGAATGTGAAATACCCGGCTTAAAAAAAGAATACATTATACTTGGATTAAAGCAAAAAGAAAACGAGTATTAACTAATCAAATAACTATTATGCCAATAATGAGTTACGAAGATTCAATTAAAGTGATAGACGGGGTTAATAATGTCATTAAAAATTCCGGCATTGATACCAATAAAATAAGCGATGGGTATCATACATTCGGGGAGTTGTATGAACATAGAATAGCATTATTCATTGCCTTGTGTACCTCAATTCCATATGGCAAATACACAGATAATTTAGAAGTATGGAAATCTAAGTTACACCATGATGGAACTACGTATGATGGTTGGTTTATTATGGGTATAGGTAAAAACAATGGAGAGCAAATATCGTATCACCTTCCTATGTCTAAATGGGATGAATGTAATGATCCATGTATTAGGGAATTAGCTAAAGCCCCCGAATGGGATGGGCACACGAGTAGTGATGTTTTAGAACGTTTAAAATCACTTTAACTATGACAATAGCGGAATACCTGGATCGTAGAGATAAGCTATTAAACACATTATTCATAATAGGGACTGATGGCGTTGGCCATTATGTAGAAAACCACAAACTCTACACAAAAGAAGAGTTCAGAAGAAAATACCCAACTCCAGATAGCTTAGTTTTGAATAACTGTGAAAATTGCGACAAAACAAAATCATATCTTAGTGCCTAGTAAAACAACCTAAATGAAAATATTACTAACCCGAGAACAAGAGTCAACACTATGGAACTTTCAGAAAACAATTATCGTTGATGGGCATACCTATCTTTATAGTCCATATTACATGCATCATCTTGGCGCAGGTGAATATGATAGACTAAACTTCGATCAATTACCTGAAAGCGTAAAAGATGCTCTATTGAAAAATCAAGGAATAAAACTCCCAACCGAATAAAAACTAATTCGATTTAGTTAAATATCCTATATTTGTTCCGCTGTCAACTTTATTTAGTGTCAAAATCAACAAACATATTAAAAATAAATCCCGGCGTGGATGCACCTACCTCTTCACTGAGTAAAGTGACAGCCATCTGCGTCCGGGGTGTATTTTTTTATGGCACATTGGAAAAATCTGTCGCTTGAGAACTTATCCGAAGTTCACGAAGGTGTTTTGTATGTTGAGGAATGGAGATCTATCCCCCAATACGAAGGCTTTTATGAGGCAAGTACATTTGGTAGAATTAAAACATTAGGCAAGCACAAAAGGTGGGACAAGATCAAAATAATGAGGCAAAACTTTGATGGCGACGGGAGATATCTATTTGTAACTGTTTTTAACAAATGCAAAGAAAAAAAATTAATCAATACGCATGTATTAATTGCAAGAACGTTCATCCTAAATCCGGAAAATAAGCCAGAAGTAAATCATAAGAAAGGAGTGAAAACGGACAATAGAGTGCATCAGTTAGAGTGGAACACAGTTAGCGAAAACAGAAAGCATGCCTATGAAATTGGGTTAATTGATAAAAATAAGATCAAAAGCATGCTCGGTAAGTTTGGTTCACTCCATCATAAGAGTAAAAAAATAAAGCAATATGATTTAAACGGGAATTGTCTTAAAGAATATGCGGGGACACGCGAAGCTGCAAGGGAGACCGGGTTATGTCAAACCAGTATTGCAAAAGTTGCGAGAACTAAAAATGGGAGTCATGGAAATTATCAGTGGAGGTACGATGGGGATGATAATGTAGGTATTATAAAACCCTATGGTGCAGGAGACGGACACCCACAGAGCAAAAAAGTGAATCAATATGATATTAATGGTAATTATATAAAAACCTACGCAAATGCAGGAATCGCAGAATCTGAGACAGGAGTTCATAGAACACATATAGGTGCTGTTTGTAGAAATAAGTTAATAACTGCGGGCGGCTTCAAATGGGGATACATATGATAAGAATAAATAATTGTACTTTAATTGCTATTGATACTATAAATCCTGGTGCAGCAATTGCATCGTTGAAAAAGAGCATGACTCAATGCGAGTTTGATGAGGTGATATTATTCACTAATATTGATATTAGACCAAACGGGATAAGAGTAGTACTTATTCCTGAAATAAAATCAAAAGATCAGTATAGCGAATATCTATTAAAACAAGCGTGGGTTCAAATAAGTTCTGATTTTGTTCTTGTAACTCAACATGATTCGTGGGTTTTGAACGGCGATTGCTTTGATGAAAGATTGTACCAATATGATTACGCAGGGGCTCTTTGGATCGAAAATGATGGACTTGCAAACGGGAATGGGGGATTTTCGTGGAGGTCGAAACGATTGATGAAAATAATAGCAATGGATGATCATATAAATGCTACCGCACCTGAAGATGTCGCCATCTGTAGAGTTTATAGGAGGTATTTAGAAAAGAACTACGATCTTAAATGGGCTCCTGATGAAATATGCGAACAATTCTCATTTGAGTTGAGAACACCAACGGGTAAAACATTCGGCTTCCACAATTTCTTCCATGAACCATATAGGCCAATGGTAGTAATTCGTAGGCCTGCTGCAATGGGGGACTGCATACAGTGCGAACCGGTCATGGAGTATTTTCACAAGAAAGGTTACCGAGTTGTCTTGGATACTTTACCTCAGTTTGAAACACTGTTCTACAATCATTATTTCCCTGTATTATTCCCTCGCCAAATTGATCCCAGAGTATTAGCAACAGCGAAGGTTTATAATTTGGAAATGTCGTATGAATCGAATCCAAGGCAATTGCACCTTAAAAGTTACTATGATTTCTGCGAAGTGCCAGAAGGCGAGCGGATAATCCGTAACCCAAGGCTGAATGTAGGAGTAGATAAATCAACCACTTTATTCCCAAATAAATATGTGTGTCTGCATATAGATAAACGCTTTCAGGAGGGGAGGAATATTTATGGGATTGACTGGAAGTACGTTGTTGTATATCTAATAGCAAAAGGGTACACAGTGTTCCAAATAGGGAAGGGGGAGAGTGAAGAAACGGCGGCTATCAAAATGAATACATTAGCGGAGCCATTGTTGATGTACATGCTGGCGGGTGCTGAATGCCTAATCGGTATAGACAGTGGCCCAATGAATATAGCTGTGGCATTAAGTAGAAAGTGTATTGTTTTTCATGGCAACGTTAATCCTGATTATATCTGGCCAGATCAAAAAAATATCAAGGTAATAACCAACCATAAACCCGGACACAACTTATGTTCGTTAAAGTATTGCTGGCATGAATCCATAACCGTAGACGGGCAAGAATGTGTAGATGATAAAGCAAATCCACCATGTGTTCAATTTAAAACATCCGATCTTCTTGACGCTATAAATGAATTGTTATGATATATGAAGACTTATACGAGCGCGGATGGCAGGATAGAGATACAAAACAAATAATCTATGGCCCAATAAAAAAACAAGTAGAAACATTCTCACTAACAGATGAAGTTGGCAATGAATGGATAATGGGGTTCTTTTTATTTGATGATGATTTATACCAAGCAATGATTAATGTAGTAGATGAAGACTGCGATTACAATGAATGGGAAAACTCAGAAACTCGTTTTTATGGATTCCTTAAAACTAAAGAAGACCTGCGAACCATTATGAGATTTGTTGATATTTTGGGATACTAAATTAATTATTATGAAATGGGAAGATAAAATGGATACAGTAGTTAAGGATGTTCTAGGAATAGAATATACATGTGTAATTAATTCAGAAAATTCATTTTCTATTTATGAGAACAATGAAAGAATTGCAGGTACAGTATCCTCACAAAACTTGGAGTCTCATTGGAGACATCAATTATCTGATATACTAGAAACAATCCACAAACAAAAAATACAAAAAGCACTCTCTAAAGTATGAAATACTACGATAATAGAACTATATTTTGTACTAAGTGTCAAAAGCTAAGGTATATGGGTTATACCAATAAGCAAGATTCGGAACTGTGCACTTGTTCAAACCAAGACAATATACCTACAGTTATAAAGTATAAAGCATTTAAAAAAAGAGAATCATTTATTTCAAAATTCATACAATGGATAAAATCGAGCAAATAAAAGACGCAATTCAACGAGCAAAGAACCATCAATCTAAAATGGATCAAGTAGCATGGGATGTACCGGCACTTTCTTCGATCAAGCTGCGCCATCTAATGAATAATTTAGGTTCATTATCAACGCGTTACATGGAGCACGGAACCCATAAAGGGGGTATCTTCTGTTCTGTATTAAGGAATAATCCTAACATTGAAGTAGCCTACTGGGGCGATAGTTTCGCTTCTGATAAAATAACGGGCGAAAATGTCGAAGAGCAATTCATCCAAAATGCCATGAAGTGTATTGATGGAACGGATACGGTGTTGCTGGGAGAAGTATCTGAAACATTTGACCTGCCGCCTAACTTTGCCGATGAAGTGGATTTGTATTGCTTTGACGCAGATCATGGATATGAGGCCCAGCGTAAAGCTATGACACATTTTCTACCCTCAATGGCTAATGAATTTATCGTTTGCGTAGATGATTGGCAGTATGGTGAAGTAAAGCGTGGGACAATAGATGGCATTGTTGATAGCGGGTGTGAAATATTATTTCAAGAGGAATTACTGAATGCGGAACCATATACCGAAGATCAGCATAGAAACGAAGAGTGGTGGAGGGGATTTTATGTTGCTTTACTTAAAAAGAAATAATATATGGCAAAAAGCCTTGGTGGATCACTCCTGATCCGAAATGGTGATATTTTAGATTATTGTTATATACAATCAATCCAATGCCTACTTGAATTTTGTGATAAGGTTGTAGTGTGTGTGGTGCCAACTGCACAGGATGGGGATAATACATCATACAACATTTTCAATACGTTTGAATTAGCAATAAGAAGTGGACAGCTTTATGTGAGAGTAATGCAGGACGCGGATTGGTTAAAAATGGGCTTTCAAACTAAACACAGACTTTCAATTTATACCAATTATGCCATAGAAATGCTGGATACAGATTATGTATTCAATCTTCAATCAGATGAAATTTTAGACCCAAGTAGTTATGAATGGGTAAGAAGAGCAATGGATGAAGGGCAGGAAGGATATTTGTGCAAACGTATAAATTTGTGGGGATCGCCGTACGCCCAGCTTAATGTTCCGCATCACAGGTTGCCTTGTTCTACCGAGATAGTTCGCCTAACAAAGACCTGCTACAGGGCATACGACGATGCGGAATCAATCGCCGCTCCTTGCGTTGATAGCTACCTCGATAAGATAAAAATTTGGCATATGGGTTTTGTGCGTAAACGCGAAGTACACCCAGCTAAGATCAGGGAGATGCAAGGCAATATATTCAAGTGTGGAGTTGATAGTAAGCTAGAAGGAATGGATGTATTCGATCCTTGGAAGTGGTTTGATAAGCAAGATGTTATTCCTATAACAGGCGAACTGCCCCCATTGATAAAAGAATGGGCTAAAAAAAGGAGTTGATATGAAGAAGCTAGTAGGGCGACAAAAAACACATGGGTTATCCAAACATCCAGTATATAAGTTGTGGCATCTAATGATGGATAGATGCTATAAATCACGATCTGATAATTATAAATGGTATGGCGGGGCTGGTGTAATTGTTTGTGATGAATGGAAAACTGACTTTATAGCATTTTATAGGTGGGCTATAAGTAATGGATGGGAAAAGGGATTACAACTTGATAAGGATATTAAGGGGAGCGGGAAAATATATAGTCCTGATACATGTATGTTTGTTACAGGTGATGAGAATATGCGTAAAAGAACAGATAGTAATATAATAGAATATAATGGAGAGAAAAGAATAATTACAGATTGGGCTAAACTGTTAGGTATGTCGGATGTAGCGCTGGGGAAAAGAATCAAAAAATGGGGGATAATAAGAGCAATGGAACAGCCTGTTGATTTATCAAAACTTGGCAGATTGGGAAAGAAAAAATCCCCAGCGAAATTAATCGCTAGGGATAACCCATGAAAAATCTGAACCTGTGAAAAACTAGGTGCCGTTTGTTTGTAAAGTTGCAACGGTATCTGCGCTGTAATAAAGAGTAGATTGACCGTTTTTGTACAAACCTGGCGGAAGAAGTTCAATAATGGAGTTCATAGTTACTCCATTGGCTGTAGTGGCCTGATCTACTGGCCTGATTGAGCATAAATTAGCGGGTAGGTTTTGTGGAACGCCTTGTGTAGCAGGGCCGCCAGCAAGGTTTTTTAAATCATATTGATTTTTTCTGTACCCGTGAAAAATAACACGACCTGTCATTGCCATGACTTTAAAATTTAAATTGTTAACAAATGGGTCTAACCGGGTGCAAATCCGGGGACGGCATAAAAGTACAAAAAAGCTACAACGTTTGAGCAAAATGAAAATAGCGACGATTTTACACAGCTTCCCCGCAGGGGACCTTCTATCAATTCTACCGGGATTGAAACAGGTCGCAAAAGATAATGACTGCAAATGGATTATATATCAACGAGTTAACCAGCCTTATGGGGTGGCGGGTGCTTATCTTGGAGCAAAATATTCTATCTTTAATGAAGAAGGGGAGCCGGTAATGATGAACTCCCCGACGCTGAAGGCGCTACGCCCCCTTTTATTAGCTCAGGATTATATTGAAGATTTCCGTGAATGGGATGGGGAGCGCATTGATTTCAATTTTGACTTGCTTAGGGAAGGCGCAACTACAATGCCAGGTGGGTGCATAAACCGTTGGCCGATGTACATATGGGCTGATATGGCTACTGATTTAAGTAAGGAGTGGCTGAATGTGCCTTATAAAATAGACCAAAGAGTAATAGGTAAAATCCTTGTTAACCGTACCGAACGTTACAATAACATGCTGGTAAGTTATAACTTTTTAAAGCAGTATGGAGATAAAGTGATGTTTGTGGGATTGCCGAATGAGCATGAAGTATTTTGTAAGCAAAACAAACTGGATATTCAAAGGTTAGAAGCTGCCGATTACTTAGAGATCGCAACTGCCCTTTATAATTGTAAAGTTTACATTGGCGGCCAATCTAGCATATTCCAAGTAGCCGAAGGATTGAAGATTCCTCGCGTCTTAGAGGTCTGCAATTCCATCCCAAATGTAATTGGCAGTGGCCCTGGGTTCTATGATTTTCTTACTCAGCGATCCTTGGAGTATTATGTTGAAAAAATATTTAACTCATGATTGTTTGTTATCAATATTGGTTTACTCCTTTGGGAGTTGTTTGTGACGTTATGGGTACGGATTCAAGAATATTATTCTCCAAAAGAATACCCGGAGACAGCACTTTAGAAAAGTGGGGTATTTATCATGAGGTCATGGTAGTATGGAGAATTAAAAATAATAAACATTAAATTTGGTAAACATAACTATATGGCTGTCAAATTGAAAACGACAAAAAGCAAAGGCCCAATAGAATACCCAGAAGATCATAAACCAGCCATGAAGGTAACTAGCCCGGGTTCTAGTTGCTCAAACTGCTTATACTGGGACGGGAAGGATTGCGAAAATGAATATTATCGTAAGTATAATAATGGAAGCGGCGAAATACCGGCAAGTGATCCTACTGCCTTTTGCTCGGATTGGTGGACTCCTAAACGTTAAAACATAAATAAATGGTGGATAATAAAAAGATAAAGCAAACAGATAATTGCCCTCATGGTATCATAGTATTAGATACTGGCGGCTTGGCAATTGACATGGGGGAAATAAAAAACATTGTTAGTGCGGTTAATTGCATAGATATAGAATACTATGACGGTAATAAAATAACTTGGTGGCCTGTCTATTTAAAATCAGAAACAGAATGCCAAAATACATACTAGGTAAAGACTTCCATAAAAATGTAGGCAAGACTATATTAATGCCGCACCCAACTGATACATCTATAGAGCCTGTTGAATTAAAAATAGTAGCTGTAAAGAATAAGCAGGTTACTCTTAGAATGGTTGAAAATGGTATTGAAAAAACAGATAACTATTCAAGAGATAAAAATAAATACCTAATAGTGGACTCACATGACTGACGTATCAAATACCGAGTATGTCCATGTATCATGCGATATAGGCCCAATAACAATGGAAGATCAGGAGCGTTTTTGGAGCATACATCCGTTGAAAGATGTTTGGGGCCGTATTTCAGAAGAGGACTTATTATTAATGGCTAATAAATCTTTTACATATAGAAAATCAAATATGAAAAGATTTAGATCAATTATAAGAAAAGCTAAACAGAAAGCATGAATAAATTAACCCATGTAGAAGGGAAGTTAGTGGTGCGGATAGACATGAATTACAAAAATTCTTGGACGTTTGAAGATGGAACTAAGATAGCGTTAGAGCGTAAATATGATTGTTTTGATGAGAAATATACTAGGCCGGTAAACGCCATTGTTGTATCTGCTGATAATATACCAGAAGGTTCTGAGGTAATCGTACATCACACCTGCACTCATGACACAAATCGTGTATTTAATTATCAGCCGTTATCAGGTGAAGTAGAAGCAAGTGACATCCGTTATTTCTCCATCAGAGAAGATGAAGCATTTGCATGGTATGATGAAGTAAACTCAAAATGGATGCCTTTAAAAGGGTTTGATTTCGCTCTGCAAATATTTAAACCGTACAAAGGCATATTGCATAACATAGAGCCTACTCCAATAAAAAACTGCCTATGGGTTACTACGGGCGAATACGCTAACAATGCCTGTATGACTTTACAGGCTAGTAACTACAGAATGATTTTTCAAGACCGCAATGGACGTGAGAAAAATATTATAAGATTCAGATCAGAAGAAGATTTAAAAACTCAACGCGAATTAGAAATAGTTTGCCTACACCATGATTACACTAAACGGGTTTTAAATGGCGATTTGCATGTAGGGTTAACGGTTTCAGATGCTAAACCTTTAAAAGAGTATATTCATGCCTGATGAAAAAGAATTAGAAAAGAAGATAAAAGTACTAGAGGATCGACTATCTGTTTATGAGCAAAACGGATCGGCTAAGTTATATTATGCCCTAAATCGAAAAATGAATGAGATGGGCGATATGCTCAATGATAATTCATTGAAAAGCATAAACCTAGACGATCCAAAGGATAAGAGTTTCGATCGCATATTTAAACTATTGGAAAAAAGTGAGACAGTTGCAAGTTCTGCCAAAGTACTTGGAACAATAGCCGGAATTACTGGGGATGAAGATAAAGACGTAGCTCGTAAACCATTTATAGAAACCGTAGCAACAAAAAGAGACTGATGTTATATGTAGATGTATATGGGTCGTTGACGTATACGCCGGATAACCCATTGGAAACATTAATTTCGGGATGGGGTAAGGATAATCTGGAGCAAATATGGAGGCGCAGGGAATTGCCATCATTCTTTAACAGGATAGAATATGATGATGATGGGAATGCTTTATTAACACCCGAACAAGAGCAATTTGCCAGAGAAGAAGTAATAAAGTGTAGAGAGGGGTATTGGTTTTTTAATAACGGCTCTCCAACTTTCATAACAGGTAAAAATTACTTTTATCTCAATTGGTGGAAACTTGAAGATGATATTTACCCAGAATACCGCGATACGGATCGTCGGTATTTTTTGTTTTTAAATCACTGGGAAAGTGTATTATGGTGTTTGGGAATTTTTCGTGGGAAAAAAAGACGCGAAGGTGCATCATCTCAAGCCACATCAAATTTAGTTTACGAATGTATATTCTTCACTAATAGTAATTGTGGCTTAGTAAGTAAAACGAATGTGGATAGTAGAGATACATTCACCGACATGGTTCGTAATGGCTACAATCAGTTGCCAATATTCTTAAAACCAAGACAGCTTAATAGGTCGGATAGTGTAACTGAATTAGTATTTGCTGCTAGATTAAAGAACGGAGAGGCTACAGATGGGGGTCAGAAATCAAAAATAAACTATCGGGCACCGGTATTAAACGCATACGACCGAGGTAGGATGACCAGAATCCTTGCAGACGAGGGTGGTAAGTGGCCAACTGAGGTTGATTTTGCTAAATTTATTTCAATAGTCAGCAAGACAATGATTAAGGGCGCAAAGCGTGTAGGCTTTTGTGAGGCACCATCTACCGTAAATGAGATGACAAAGGGCGGTGGCGCAGCATTTAAGAAATCATGGGATGGAGCCAATCAATTTAAATATCCCAACAAGCCAACACCAAACAGGTTTGTTACATATTTCTCCGCTGCTTATGATGGATATGAAGGGTTTATTGATCGGCATGGAATGTCGGTTATTGGAGAACCAACTCATGAACAATTCCAATACTTAGTAGATAAGTGGGTAAAGAAAGACCCCATAACTGGCGTAGTAGTATCTGAGCTTACTGAGGAGGATATTAAAATGGGTGCGCGACAATATGTAATGGTAAAAAGAAGGGAAGGGCTAACTGGGGATTTGCTGGAAGAGGAAATTCGCATGAACCCTTGTACGGTAGATGAAATGTTTGAAGCCGCTAATACTAATTGCGCATTCAATTCTTTCAATATAAACAGACGGCTTAAAGAGCTTGAAGAAAGTCCAATTTACAAGCGTAAAGTAATTTTCTATAGAGACTTAGATCAGGTAGTAAGGTGGAGAGATATTCAGGAGAGCGAAAAGAATTTCCATTGGACAATTACAGCCTTCCCCGAAAAAGGCCAAGAAAACAAGTTTAAGTATGAAAATAAATTGCGGTATCCAAATAGAGTTGAGATAGGAGCTATAGCAGTGGACGGCTATTCGAATAGCCAAGGAGGTAGAAAGTATGGATCAAAAGCATCTGCTTGGATTGGTTTAAGGCCCGATATGCTGAATCCATATAATACCGGGAAAGCAATCGGTCATTTATACGGAAGGCCAGCGGTTAAGGAGACGCTTCATGAACAGGTGATGTTGGCCGGAGAGTATTTCGGGTTCAAAATATGGTATGAACATAATAGTGATGATTATTTGTCATATTTCAGGGATAGAGGGAAGGTCGGATATTTAGGAACTTATCCATTAAGTACTATTGATCCAACTAAGCGGGAGAATGCGGACAGGTTTAAGGGTTTCCCAACTACTCCATTTAGCTTGACTAAACAATTGGATTGTGGCATAGCTTATTTTGAAAATTATTGCGACCTAATAGATTTTGAAGAATTATTACAAAACGCCAAAGTATTTGATCCCTATGATCGTACCGCTTATGATACGGTGGTGTCATTTCTAATGCTTTTGGTTTGCTTGATGGAACCAATTCGTAAGCCAAAGCCGCCTTCTGAGCCGCTGGTTCGGAGCTATTTAAATACCCAGGGCCAAAATTTTAACGTGAATTAGCTCAATCGTTGTAGCTTTGTTTGAAAATTGTTATATTTGGTTAACTTTCTTGATTAATGTCTGATAATCAATTACAAAGCATAGGTATATCCGGGCAGTCGTATAAAGATTTTCTTCTCACAAAGAATATCAAGGATAAACTTGACCCTAAATACGGGAAGCAATTAGCACTAGATATTGAGCAAAAATATTCTGCTGGGGTTGCTAATGGGTATTCATTTCTTCGGAATGATCGTTTCAAAACAAATATATTATGGTCGGCTGGGAAGATTAATGTATATGCAAAATTCGCTGATCTTTTGAATTTTAATGGAAAGGTCAATTATGCAAATTTAAAGTATAGTGCCCCACTCTTAGTTAACCGGATTATTACCGGTTTAGTAGGCAGATGGATGCAGCGAATAGAGAAAATACAAGTTACAGCTACCGATCCAATATCTGTTAAAGATAAACAAGAACAATACGAACAGGCTGAATTTGTTCTTTACAACAGAAAGCAATTAGAGCAGCTTCAGCAAGAGTCAGGAGTTCCATTGGTGCCCCCTGACCAGTTTGTAGCAGAGGATAAGGACGATTTAGAAGAATGGGCTATCAGCGGGCAGCGGTTGCCGGAGGAAATTAAATACGAAATAGGGACTAATGATATCCTGCAATCACAGGGTTTTTTTGATACTTTAAAGAAAAAGATACTTCACGATTCAATAGAATGCGGTTTAGTTTCTACGTATGTGTGGATGGATGAATATGGGGTAGTGCATGTGGAATGGGTTAAACCGTTGAATAGCTTATACTCTTATTCTGAGTTTGATGACATGAGGGATACGGCTATGCGTGGCTTTGTGAAGTCTCTTAAAATTTCTGAAATCAGGCGTAAATATGGGAAGGAGTTTGGTGGTACATTGTCAGAAGAGGATTTGTTTTTAATCGCGCAAACATCTCAGGAATATCAACGCTTCGATAAACTTACATGGAATTATGACTGGTTATTGGCTTATATCCGGCCTTACGACGAATGGAATGTAGAATGTATTTATTTCTGGATTAAGTCGGTTGATGAGGATGGGTACTTAATGACTGTCACAAAACAGAATAAAAGCACTATCATAGAACGTAGGCAACAACAGCCAAATAGCCTGGATGAAAACCAAGAGTTCGTAAAAAAAGACAAGTGGAATTTATATAAGGGCGTATATGTAAGGTATGCGCAAAAGATGTTGGAATGGGGCTTGGATAATAACATGATCCGGCCACAAGACCCCAAGGAATCCGGGGATGTAGAATTTCCAATCAGTCTTTACATGTACCAAAATCAGGATATGCGCAATATCGCATTGCCTGAGAAAATAGAGCAGCCAATTGAAGCCATGATTGTTATCATTTTAAAGATGCAACAAGTCATAGCTACTATGATCCCGCCTGGGGCCGCTATCAATATAGATGCTATCAATGAGGTTGATTTGGGATTGGCGGCAGATGGTTCCAGCCCTATTAATGTTCAAAAGGTTTATGAACAGACCGGTAGGCTCTATTATCGTGGTCGGGATGCAGAGGGGAACCCTTTACCGATTCCCATTCAGGAATTGCAAAATGCCGGATTTATTGGAGCCATGCAGGGACTTATCCAGCAATATGACTTTCAGTATCGAGTGTTAAAAGATCAATTGGGGGAAGATCCTAATTTAATCACTCAGGCCGTGCAGCCGCGTGTTACTTCGGAAAATGTACAGGCATCCCAGCAGACAGCAGCTTTCGCTACGGATTATATGTATGATGCCTATAAGTATATAATGGAAGATACCGCCAAGAAGGTAGCCTGCTTATTGAATAACTCAGTACGTTTTGGTGCAAAAGTTTACAGGCACTTATTGAAAGAAGAAGATGTGGCAGATAGGCAGTTCTCGACTAAGTTTGAGTTGCTGCCGGATCAATTCGAGATAGCCGAAATGACCAACTCTGTAAATCAGGCATTAGCGGCTAATCCTGCACTTATTAATTATTTAGATCCAGCTAAACTGAAACGAATAGCCAAAGAAAATAGCAAATTAGCTTCTTTGTATTTTAGAAATTCAATGAAGCGAATGATCCGGGCCGAATCCGAAAAGGCGCAGCAACAAAGCGAACAAAATGCCCAGGTACAGGCACAGGCAGCACAGCAAAAGGCGCAAGGAGACATGCAGTTGTTGCAAGCCCAAAATCAAATGAAGGCGCTGGAGATAACAGAACAATCTAAAGCTAAAAAAGAAGAAATTGTTTTATCTGGATATTTTGAACTATTGAAAGCTGGTGTGCAAATGCCTCCTGACATGGTGCAAATAATCAATCAGATTGTCCCATCTATAACGATACCGTTGGCTCAACAAAACAAGCAAATGGTTCAGGGTGTAATGCAACAGGCGATGGCCGAACAACAGCAGCAACAAAACGCAGAAGAAGGACAAGAGCAGTCGGAGCAACAAGAGGAATAACAACAAATGATGCAACCACAATAAAATATTAAATATGGCAACGATCAATTGTACCGTAACGGTAGCGCAACCAGCTTACAAGGGGACTGGTGTAAGGGTAGTGTTAAGTGGCGCTGAATCTCTTAGTGTTTTGCCTGTACTTGCCGTTGGGGATTCTTGTAGTATATCTAGCTCGTCAAAAACCGGGTTGATTGATTCTATAGATTCATTTGGCCATAGCTTCCTGGTTGTACCGACATTGCCACAGAATAGATTCGACTCTGATACTAGCGGAGTTTTGAAAGTAAATGATCTTATAACGATTACATATTAATTATATGATTTCAAGAATATTAGATGTTACGGCAGATTTTAATGCTAATAATGGAGTGAAACTTTGTTTGTCAGAGTGGGAAACGGCGACTTTCCAGTTTGTTACACCAAATGGTACAATTAATATTACGGGTAGTAATGATGGCAACGAAATAACCGGTTCCACTAACCCAAATGCACTCGCTAGTATTAATTATACTGCAATTCAAGCCACAAATCTAGCTACCGGTACTGCGGTTACCGCCGTCACTACGGCTGGATTATATAAAGTAACGGTCCCTTGTCAATATATTCAATTTGGCGGGACTTCAGCTGCGGCCACTAAAGTTTTAGTTTTCGTAAACAGACCGTATTAATATATTTTTTATATTTTTGCTACAACGTTGTAGCTTTAACTAACCCATTGAATTTATGGAACAAGCAACAGAAACAGTAGTGACGCAACCTGAAGAACAAGTAGTGCAGGCTGCGCCTGAGGTTAGCCAAATTGTGGCTGACAATTTATGGAGCCTTAACCCGACTGCTTATCAAAATGTAGAGCAAGTGCCTCCGGCAGCCGCAGCGGCCCAAGCTGAAAATGACGTACAGGCAGCCGCAACGCAAAGCCAAGATGCGGAAGAGGTCGTAGATGTGAATGATTATTTCAAGAGAGAGTTCGGTTTAGAGGTAAATGAATTTAGAACAAAATGGGAGGAATATAATAAGCCCAAAGAGCAGATACAAGTCCAGCAGGAAATTCAATGGGCTAATGATGAAAGCAAGCGGTTTTTTGATGCCTTAAAGGAAGGCAAAGAAGATGATGTATACGATTACCTTAACCGAAAGAAACAACTTGAAAGGCTGGAAAAATATGATGTGGCTGATGCAAATCAAGCGGCTGAAATTATTCGAACAAACCTTCAATTCAAATATAAAGACCTTTCTACACAGGAGATTGACCGGCTTTTTGCCCGGCAATACTCAATGCCACCCAAGCCAGAACAGACAGATATTCAAACTGATGAAGAACATGCAGTAGACATGGATCGGTGGCAGCGACAGGTTCAGGAAAAGCAACAGGATATGATTATTGACGCAAAGCTGGCTAAACCTGAATTGTCAAAATTCAAAAGCGAAATAGTTCTGCCAGATATTCAAAAGCCACAAGTGCAACAAGCGGGACCAACCCAGGAAGATCTGGCGGCCTTCGAGACTGCAAGAGCGGCTTATTTGGGTGCATTAGAAAGTGGTTATCAAAATTTCAAAGGATTTAATGTAACGGCAAAGAGCGGAGAAGTTCAGTTGCCAATAAGTTACAACGTGAGTCCAGAGGAACAAGTTGCCACAAAAAAGGAGTTAGAGGATTTTAATGTTAATGGTTTTTTTGACAAGAGATGGTGGGATGAAAAAGGTAACCCTCACGTAACGCTGATGCAAGAAGATTTGTATTTGCTTAAAAATAGGGATAAGATCCTTCAGAAAACCGCCAACGAAGCAGCAGCGCAGATGTATGCGTACATGATTAAAAATCAGAATAACATTAACTTAAAAGGGGTTAATCCATCCTTGGGGCCGGTTAATCCAGTACAACCAACTCCTGTAAATGAATCACAAGCTCTGGCAGCAAGTATTTGGAGTCTATAATCTTTCATTAATTAAATTTAAAAACAATGGCAGGCATTCCTACCAGTAATATATTGCAGCCTGGTAATATATCAGTATCGGGCGGTGCGAATCGGACGTTAGTGTCCAATCTTCAGCTATTGACACCTCAGTATTATAAGCAATTCGTTGAAAAATACGGAGCAGAAAACTGGACATGGTGGTTAGCTACTTATGGCGGCATGGAGCAAGTTATGAACCGTAACTTCTTCTGGTTCGAGAGCCGGGGTAAACTTCAAATCGGTATTCAGTTGGCATCTAATGCTACTGGAGCTACAGCCGGAGCTACCGTAGCATGTACTCTTGCTTCTGCGTTTCACTTCAATTCAGGGACTCAATCACCTTTACGTGTAGGAGAAACAATTTACATTGCTTCAACTGGCGTTGGTGGTGAAATACTTGGGCCAATTGTTGAAACCGCAAATGCTTTCACATTTAACTTGCGTCCGAAGCAGTCTACTCAATCATTAGCATCTGCTGGCCAAGCATCTACATTGCTTGCTACAGATGTAATCATATTTGGCGGCCGCGTGGATGTTGGCGAAGCATCTGGAACAAACATCCCTCAGGTATATCTGACTCAGAAATATGACAATGATATCACTGAAGTACATGATACGTGGTCTGCTACAGATTTGGGTGAAATGACTGATGTGTTTATTGATAGTGGCGTGAGTGGATCTCCAATTGGCGGTGCAGCTCAGGCTGGTACATCTTATTTCACATATCTCGGGTTGGTAAAAGCATCTCAGCGTTTCGTGAATAACGTAGAAAGAAAATTGATGTTTGGTGATGCTGTGGATAATACAGGGTTAGGCACTGACACCTCTGTTGGCACACAGGGCATCCTGCCAAAGATTTTGGCCGATGGTGAAACTGTCACCTATACTCCAGGTAATTTGGATATCCCGTTCCTGCATACGCTTACCCGTGTTATGGATGTGAATGGATGTGTTAAGCAAAATATGTGGATGGCTGATATTTTCCAACGCCAGGACTTCTCAGATGGCATTTTCCAAACATTCCCTGCTGGGGCATTTGTTTGGGGCCAAGGAGAAAAATCAGAAGATGCAAGTGTGGCATACGGCTTCAAGGTGATTGATATTGATGGCTATCGTTTCCAGATTGGGAAATACCGCAACTTCAATACTGAAGCGTATACCGGCTTAACGCCCGCCACTGATTACTACCGCAACTTTGGTTTTCTGTGTCCAATGGGTGAAACCCCGGATGCAAAAACTCCATCTCGCGTTTACAAAAACATTACTGTGATGACTCAGCAGCCTCCTAAAGGCGGTTCGATAGGTAATGGTATTCGTGTATGGAACTGGGGTGGTGGTTCTACCAATCCTACGGATGGTACACTGCGGGATAATATTGAAATGGCAACCTATAGAGGTACGAGGTGCGTAGCCGCCAATCAGTTTATCAACATAGTAAGTGCGTAATTAGAAATAAAGAGCCTCCTTAATTGGAGGCTCTATTTAATAATGTTTTGGCGTGGGTGTTCTCCCTTAAATATGCGCCACATTAAAATAAAAAAATGGCAACTCTTAAACATGTTCAGTTCTCCATGAATGGAGAGCCAGAAGAAAAATCAAAACCAATTGATGCAGATTATGTACCCGAAGCCAAGGTTCAGGGATCAATAAAAGGAACTGATGAAAACTTAAATAAGTTGGTGATATTTAAGTTAGTGAAAAAAAATGTTGGCGGTGTTTATATTCAGCCGATTGATTATGCGATAAATCCTAAAGAGCCAGAGAAGGGGCCACAGATGATCCGACTGTTGAAAGGAGTCCCATCCATTTGGGCGAAGGATCAAAAGGATATTCCAGAAAACAAAGCCGCAAAATTGATGGAGTTTCTGGAATGGCCAAAAGGATCAAGATACATGTACGTTCAGGCTTATGATAAAGCAAAGCTGGAGTTTATGGAATTGTGTTGTCACAACCGTTTAAACCCAAACCGAACTAAGGTAAGCAAAACGGAGTTCTTTTTATATGATCCAGAAGCAGCTGATAAAGAAAGGCTGGCAGCAGAGATGAAGGAAATTGAAATGTTGATGAAGGCGCAAACGCAGCCGGTAGAAAAAATGAAGAAGCACCTATTTTATTTGGGAGGTAAATTAACGCACGATATAACAGGCGCTCCAAAATCGGAAGATTCATTGAGAATGGAATATCTCCTGATGGCAAAACGAAATGCAGCGGAGTTTGAAAAGAGTTTCGATTCAAAAGAAGTAGATGTTCATTATAAGATCAGGGAACTGATTATTGAGGGCAAATTGGATATTTCAAGAAATGATGGTCGGGTGTACTGGGGAAGTAATGGTGCCGTAGCATGTAATATGCCAAAAGGAGAAAATCCAATTACTTATTTGACGCAATTATCTTTGACGAACACAAAAGAGGGTAAAGAATTTAAACAAGAACTTGATAGATTAGCAACATAAAAGGAGGTAGTCATTGGATATAAACCAGATGTATGACCTAATGAAATACATTATCAGAAAAAATCAGAATGGTAATTTAAGACCGCAAGATTTCAACCTGGTAATAAATACGGCATCTATATCATACATGGATTATCTTCTAGGCGAGTTCCAGAAATATGTCGCTGGAAGACCTTTGGCCGCTGTCGAATTTGGGCAAAACCAAGATATTCGTCAGCGGCTTAGTCCTTTTATACCAGCACCTATTAATATAACTATTAATGGCAATGGGTATGGGGCTTATCCGACTGATTATCTTAATTCAGATGCTATGGTTTATGGGATATATAAGCAACGAGTTAAATACATACAGCAGGATCGGCTATTTAGTCATCTGAATAGTTATATTGATCCAATAGCAACAAATCCGATATACCTTATATATAAAGATGGTTTTCAATTTTATCCAACTGATTTAGGATCAGCCACGCTTTCGTATATAAAAAAGCCAGCAACAATGGTTTGGAATTATACATTGGATGCATATAATAGACCTATTTATAATCCAGTTGGAAGCGTTCAGCCAGAATGGTCGGAGCTGGATCAAATGGAAGTCCTTGTAAGGGCATTGGCGCAAGTTGGAGTCAATTTACAATTGAGAGATGTAGAGCAATATAGTCAACAAATAAAAATGCAGGGTCAATAATGATACGAGGTGCATTAATAGAATCGGTTTTAATGCAGATTTACGGCGGTAAACCAACTGACGATTCTGAGATTACATATAATTTATGCAATTTATATCTTCAAGAAGGAATAGCGTTGGCCGCTCAGGCCGCCTATAAATCAGCCATTCAATTAGACGGCGTTGGGTATGTCAATAACGGGTTTTATACTACCTATTCTGGGATCGCTATAACACAAGACTCAACTGATAATTTATGTTGGATGTTTACGCTGCCAGAAATACCGGTAGGTATAAGCGCAAATATGGGCATAGCGGAGTTGAGATTTAAGGCAGATGGATTTACATCTTTACCTGCAATACCTTTAAGCATCAATCAATGGGGGTATTTTGATAGCATGCCACCAATTATAAATAAAATAATGTATCTGCCGGAAGGGAAGGTTGTGAGAGCTAAAACCCCCTTAATACTTAGCCAATATACAGCAACAGTGAAAGTGATTAGTGGCGGTGATGTGACAAACTTAAATTCTGAGTTGAATGTGCCGCCAGATTATATACCGATGATTCGGGATCATATATTTACCCAGTGCATGAAAGAAAGAATGAATCCACAAGATTCAGTTAATGATGGGCAAGAAGAAAATTTAAAACAAATATAAATGACCCCTATAAAAAACAAAGTACTTGTAAAGCCATTCCCATCAGACGAGTTATCCGCTGGGGGTATTTATGTTTCAGAAGCACATAGAGAGGTTAGTAATAAAATGGAAGTGATTGCTGTAGGCAATGGCACAATCAAAACGCCCATGCAATTTAAGCCAGGGGATGTGGCATTTAGGGTTAAAGGATGCGGAGATGAATTTATTATAAATGGCGAGGTGCATTTTTTAATAGAACAGTCGTGGCTGATAGCTAAATTAAATTAACATGAGTCAACACCAATCGTGGATACCTATTGATGATTGCATAAATTCATATATAAGTGAATCAGAGCAATCTAATCACAAGTTTTTTAAATTGTGGCAATGTTCGTTTGATTTGATGACAGAAATGGGTTTGGATTTTTTCTATCAAATAAGATCGGTTAAGCTGCCGGTTAACCCGAACTTCACAGTTACATTGCCGTCTGATTGTTTGATGTATTCAAAAGTCGGGGTGTTGAATGATGTTGGAGAGATAATCCCTTTAATATACAATGATAAGTTAACTAGTTACGCTGCATTTAGCCCTGACAGGTTGCAGAAAACACAAGATAATACCTTATTCAATTTTTTTCTATTCAATACACCTATATGGTATAATTTCTGGACAGGTAATAGCTTTACTACATTATACGGGATGCCTAGTGGCGCTCCATTTGTTGGAAGTTTTAAGATAGATAAGACTGCTGGTGTTATCTTACTAGGGGAAACGTTTTCTTACGATTATATAATGCTAGAGTATGTTGCTTCTCCGCAACAGGATCAGCAGTATTATGTACCCATTCAATTCAAGGCGGCATTTAAGGCCGGACTGGCGTGGATGGATATAAGATCCATCCCATCAAGCAGGCGGGGCAATTCAGGGGATAAGAGAGACAGGAAGCATGAATTTTATAATCAACGTAGGTTAGCTTGGGGTAGATATAGGCCATTCAATCTGCAAGAGGCGTACGAATGGGCACAAACAAATTGTCGTCTAACGGTTAAAATATAAATTTAATGGTTCAGGCATTCCCATTTGCGGGTATTTTAAATTATGATGATCCTGATGAGGTAATTCCATCCGTTCATCATAAGGATGCACTTAATGTAGTATTCAAGGGGACTTTGCCTAATTTAAGAGCAGAAAATACTCCTGGAACTCGGGAGTTAGTGAATCCTTTTCTTGTAAACGATGGGGCTAATTTATGTATAGGAAGATTTTATGATTCTGTTAAAAAAAGAATATTCTTCTTTAATTATCGCCCAGATAATAAGAAGGCGATATACATGTTTGATACAGTCGCTCAAATATTCTATAGAATAGCAGAGGAGGGGGTTAATGCTTCCGTAGGATCATTGGAGTTTACGGCAGCCAATCCTATCATTCATGTAAATATGATTTATGGCGATGCCGTACAGGGTAATATTTTATATTACCTAAATAGTTTTGGGGTGCCTAAGAAAATAAATATTGATAGGGCACTTGCGAGTGGGTATGGAACTATAATCCCTCAGTATTTGGATGTGGCAAAGCAGCCATCAGATACGCCTCCTTATGTAGCTTATGAGAATGACCCTGCAAATACCATAAATAATGTAAGGAAAAAATTATTCAGGTTTAAAATAAGATGGGTCTTCGATGACCAAGATAAATCGGTTACAAGTTCTCAAAGCGAAATGCCGCTGCCATTGAACGCGTTCGATCAATCCATAGACACAGATCCGACAAAGAATTGCAGGATAGCTGTTGTTTATAAGACGGGGCCGTCTAATGTAAAGAAGATAGAGATTTTAGTATCTAATTCGTTAGGGGTTACGATGAGCGATTGGTATTTGGTTGCCTCATTGGATAAATCAGTTGAAGGTATACCTGATAACGATATAGCTACATTCCTTTTCTATAATGACAGAGCATATACAAATATTGATATAAAGGAAAGTATTCAATTATTTGATTTGGTTCCGATAAAAGCTGGAGCGCAGATAGTTCTGAACGGAAGTGTATTGGATTATGGGAATATTACGGAGGGGTATGCTAATTTGACAAACTTCGGTGATGGGACTAATACGAGTTCAATATCAAATAGCTCGGTGCCGTATTATTATGGCATTTATTATGGTCTTTTAGCTTCAAATATAAATGGGATTACATCAAATGATATTCATGTTGCAGTTAGAGGCATAATGATAATAGGAGATGTATATACTGTTTATTTTGATGATGCTACCAATATATCGTATACGGTTTTATCCGGGGATGATTCAGCGGCAGTAATTGAAGGGTTAAGAGTGAGCGCAATAGCGGATGGGTTTACAATCATAAGCTCATCTTCTAATGATCTGTATATATTCAAAGTGGGGGTAGGTCTACTGAGATCAATTATTACAAATGGTTCAAGTAGCGTTAATTCGGCGCTAAATACTTCATTTAATGCATATGATTGGAACAGCAAATATGCGTTTGGATTAGTTTACTTTGATACGAAAGGTAGAACTAATGGAGTGGTATATACTAATGGATTTTCTGTTCAATCTAATTCATATACGGAGAGCAACCCGACTGGGGATATAACTAAGTTTAATGCAAGTATTTATCATCAGCCACCTGACTGGGCTTATTATTATCAATGGGTAAGAACAAATAATTTAAGTAAATCTAGCTTTGTGCAATGGGTATCAGATAGAACGTTTAAGGACGTTACTGCTGTATCAGGACTCGTAAAATATGCCTATATAAGTATTGAATCATTAAGACAATTTGGTATAAATAATCCAGGAAGCCCATTGGGATATTCTTTTACTACGGGGGATAGAATAAGATTTTTTAAGCGAGATAACCCAGATGGGACAACCGCTAACTTGTATGGGTCTACCAAAGACTTTGAGATAATAGGGTCTATAATAGGCCCGAATATTAACGGGGATACTAAATCAGGCCAATTTATTAAAATAATCCTTCCGGCTACGGATGGAGCATTTGATTTTGGATCAACAGGGTTTGATAATTATTTTATTGAATTGTATACCCCAGCTCAGGCTGTAGCAAATAACCTGAATGTATATTATGAGTATGGTGAAAAATACGCAATATTCAATCCGACTTTATCCAATAGAGTTCACCAGGGGGAGCTTCAAGATCAAATTTATTTAAGCCAACCCGCTACATTTGAGTTCTATAAAGGAGATGATTATGTTAGGCTTAGAGCAATTCAGACCGGGAATGTTTATACATGGAATATTCCCACTACGAATGCGAATGGGTTCAGATTTCTTGTCCCATTGAATTTTATAAGCTCCACATTTACAGATGCGAATGTAACACCACAAAGTGTGGCTTATGCCGGTGTAGGCAATGCATTTAACCCGACTACAGATAATAGGTGGTTTCAGTCTGCCCTATTAGAAACTACATTTAAAATAGGTGGCTCTTTTTCTGTGACATTCCCATCAGCCAGATCTGGGGATTCGTGGCGGCTTCGGGTTCAAAATAGATTCGGGGATTCATCTACTCTTGTGGTGTTTGATGCCTCAAATGCCGGTACATATACATTCCCACTCACCTTGTTCACTAATCCAGATGGGAGTATAACCGATTCTGTTACATTGGCTAATGACCATATATTCCTATTGTTTGAATGTATAAATAATAATAGCGATAGGCAATGTACGTTCTTGGCGACAAATCTTACGCTTACGGTAGATCATGTTATCGCCCAAAGATGTATTGATCCCAATTTCTCAGATTACTTCCCTAGCTCTGTAAATTCTAACGGGAGAGCATTTGCATATAATGAAAACGCAAATCAAGTAACGTATCCTGTAATGCATAGATGGAGTTTGGCTTTCCAGAGGGATACGAATATCAATCAAACATGTAGATTCTATGATCAAAACTCCGATGAATTAGTTAGAGAGTATGGGGCTATAAAAAGGATGATGTTTTGGGATAAAGTACTTACTTTCTTTCAAGAACGTAAGTGCGGCCAAACCGGGGTTTATAAAAAATTCATAACAGATACATCCGGTAATCAGCAGCTTATTACATCAACAGACATAATAACTGAAAATAATGTTCAGTATTACGCCGGAGATTTCGGTGTTGGCAATCAGCCTGATTCGGTAGTACAAAGTGGATTTGTATATTATTTTGCAGACCCGGTAAAGGGGAAACAATGCAGATTGAGTAGAGATGGCATCACTGATTTATCTGAGACGTATAAAACGATGACATGGAGTACTCAAAATATATCAAAATATTTAAAAGATTATAGTTATACATATGGTGGAATCTCTAGGATAACAGGTACGTTTAATATTAGAAAAGATAATGTAGGAGAATATTTATGTGTGTTGCAGCCGGGTACGCTTTTCGGTAATCCAATTTCTGGACAAACTATGGCATTTGATGAAACTAGGAATAGTTTTACAAGTCCTTATTCTTATCCACCAGAGTGTATCATATGTGCTGAAAATAGTTTGTATAGCTGGGTGAATGGTAAAATGTACGTACACGATCAAGCGGGCGCTGGGGCTATGAATAAATTCTATGGCGTTTCATATGATTCATTTATAACCAGATCATTTAATGCGGGGTTAATAGAAAAGAAAAGCTGGGCAAGTATAACAGAAATCGCAAACTCTATTTGGGATTGCCCGGGTATATATACAAATTATTATAGTTATGGCACAACTGTACAGCAAAGTAATTTAGTGTCAGGGGATTTTGCTGATATAGAATCTACGTATTCCGCAGCTTTTTGGGGGGATATTAATTCCCAATCAGGCTTGTTGGGGGATTATTTGAAGGGGAATATAATTGTAATAAAATTTAGAGCTACAAATCCTAATAGCTTATCAACTTTAACGGCGGTGAATCTATATTTTATAGATTCTCCTTTTACAAATAGATAAATTGTATACATATGGGGCCAATGGATATATTATCAGGTGCGCAGGCTTTGGGTGGATTAATCCAAACTGGGGTTGGATTAATCGGCGCACGAAAGGCACGAAAGCAATTGGAAGGGTTGCAAACGCCTACCTATACCCCGGCTAAAAGTATTTCTGATTATTACAATCAGGCATTAAATAGATACCAGCAATCTCCGCAACAAAGCAATCTGTATAAAATGCAAGCACAAAATATTGCTAGGGGCACAGCTCAGGGGATTGCCGGATTACAAGGAAGAAGAAGCGCATTAGGCGGAATATCTGGGTTGATTCAGGGGCAGAATGACGCGCAGTTAAAGGCTTTAGCGGCAGCAGAGCAAGATCAGAACCAAAAATTTTCACAGTTAGGTTCTGCATCGCAGGCAATGGGTGCAGAGGAAAGGCAAGCATTTAATATCAATAAAATGATGCCTTATGAAAAGCAATATAATTTATTAGCTATGAAAGCGCAGGCTAATAATCAAATGACTAATGCTGGGTTACAGAATATTTATGGGGCCGGGCAGTCATATTTAATGGGCAAATCATTATCTGAAACTAAGTCTTCAGATACGCTACCAGATTATAGTAAATATGAATATGGAAATCCGAAGTCTTCAACATATAAAGTACCATTAGCTAAATATGGCGGTTAATTACAATATAAATCCATATCAGGTAGGGGCTGTAGTCTTTGACCAAAAGCCGTATCTAGCGTTCTATGAACGCCAGAAGGCCAAGGAGGATGCAAAGAATGATGCCTTAGAGAGTTATTTTAAGGATTTAAACAAGAATGTTACTAGCACCGGAATGCGCTCTCAGGATGTGCCAACTTTATTGCAAAAGAACAAGGATTGGCAAGAACATTATATTCAAAATAAGGCCGCCATACTTAATCCTAAACTTGACAAGGGAGCTGCTTATACTAAATACATGAATGGTTACCAGGATCAATTGGCATTAGCCAATGAGAGTAAGGGAGCACAGAAAAATGCAGAAGAAGTAGGTAAGCTAAAATTCAATAAAGATTTTTCATATGTATTTGACGATCCTAATATTATAGATGATATACAGCACGATGCTTTGCCAATAGGTAATGCGGACAGAAAACCTTTGGATATTAATTCTATTGTCGTTCCGCCTAAACCTATAGGTACTAAAGAGAGGGAAGAATTTTCAAAATATGTAATTGGGGAGATAAAGCCAGATAAAATACCCGGTAACCCGATGAATGTTGGGAATTTTCAAACTCAAACACCGATTATGCATCAATATAGCGATCAAAATAAAATGATTTTTGGGCAAAAGGCATCTGACATTTACGATACTGATAAGAGCTGGAGAGTAGAGGCGAATAAAATGTTCAAAGAATTGCAGCATGACCCTATCCAATATCAGCAATTAAATGATGTGTATAAGAGGTATTATGGTAATGAAATAGATTCTCCGAAGGAAGCGTTCATGGCTAAAACAATATTAGATCATGATATTAAGAGCATTGAATATGAAAAAGGAGATGATAAGCTTGGATTAGCCACAGCCACAGCCGCATTGCGTCATAAATATGCAGAAGATGAAATTCGCCTAAGAGAAAGTATTAAAAATAAGGGAGAATCAGAGCAAAATGACAAAATAGATGAGCTGTATGGTAATGTAATAAAAGACGCATTAAATAATAAAGTGAAATACGAGCCAGCAGTAGGCAAACCATTTTATCAGTATCAAATAAATGCGACCCCAGGGATGAAGAAATTATTTGGTATTCCGGATGGCAAAGGACATATGATGTATCCAGACGATTTCAGATTATCTCCTGATAAAACAAAAGTAACTCCAATATACTTTGAGCACTCATATGATGATAAAAACAATAGAACAGAAGAAATAGTAAAAGATAAAAATAATAGAGCCAAAGTGCTTATGGATATAAGTAAGCCTATATTGGAATCTGAATTTAAGGAAAGATGGAAGAAAGATATAATGGGGGCCGGAGCATATGGCAAATCATTAAAGGACAATAAACAGGCATCCCCCGAGTCTAGGAAGTATAATATAGATGGCAAAACGTACACTCATGAACAGTTAAAAAAGATGTATTCTGAGGATAAAATAAAACAATATCTTGACGCAGGAATAATAAAATAAATGGCAGAAGAATTAGCGACATATGACCAAATAGGTGGGCCTGGTGATCCTGATCCATTAGGGCTAGAAAAGAAATTGGCGCAACTAAAATCAAAAGCTGACCCATTAGGGTTAGAGGCTAAATTACGTGCATCCCAACAGCCTAAACAAGAGCAGCCAGCATTTCAATTATTAGATCCTACTTTTAGGTCGATACCAAGAGAGCCAGTAGTCGTGCCATCTGCGCCAAATGAAAAAATAAACATCTCACAGGGTGAAGTTAAATATATCCCAGACGAAAAAACATATGAGCTACAGAGACAGCAGGGGAGGGCTAAAGTAGCTCATGAAAAAGTCAATACAGCCTTAGTTGGCAACGACGCTCAGTATGAAAAGAAATTGAGAGAAAGCAGAAGGGATAATTATACTGTAGAATCACTTAGGAATGAGTATAAACAAAAAGGAATAATTCTTTCTCCGCAAGACGAACAAAAGGCTCTGCAAAGAGAAAAAGAAAGATTGTATAATCTTCCTGTGACAAGCGATGAATTAACTGATTTTAAGACAGGTACAATACTTACTCCTAAGCTGTCAAGAAAATTCATAAAGGATTTGAATGACAAGGAGGTGGCCGAAAGTGCATATCAAGTAGATAAATTCAATGAGCTGGCCAACGATCCAGACCCCAATGCCCATAAGAGAATAGAGAAAATTAATGAAGTTGCGAAAGGCATAAAGAAAGGCACATATGTATACGATCCGGAGACTAAGGCCGTAGTTCAGCCTATGGGGATGGTTGGTTCTATCATAGAGGGGGTTAAGAATAAATTTAAAGCTGATGAGGAACATGATTTTCTAAAGAACACCTCTAATGATGCTGCTGTTATCATGGAGCTGGAGAATGAGCGAAATAATCCAGATGTTGATCAGCCGATAAAAGTACCAAGAGGTAAATTAAATGAGGCGCTAAATACTATTGCTGAAATGCCAATAACGCCAATAGTGGCCGGAGTTGCCGGAACTGTTGGGGGCACGTTTATTGGTAACCCGGAGTTAGGAACAGCAGCCGCTGCTTCACTTTTGGCATACGAAAACAGAAAGGCCCAGTATAGGGCAACCTTCAAACAGGTATATAATGAACTGCGGGATCAGGGAAGGCCGGAATTTGAGGCTTTGAATGAAGCCAGGAACCAAGCCGAGAATGCCCAAGAAATAGGGACTGTGGTAGGCGCTGCTCAGGGGTTAATTGGAGCTAAGATTGCAGAAATACCCATCAATGGAGCAACATTCAACTTGGGGTATCAAAAAGCAGTTGGGCAGTTCCTTAAAAATAACGGGGTTGAATTTGGGAAAATTGCGCTTGATGCGGCGGCTCAGGGCGGCTTAGGTGCTGCTGGAGAAATAGCGAAGAATAAGTTAGCTCAAGCTGCGGGTATCAAAAGAGATTGGGATGCCGGTGCTGCTGATGCCTTTTATGGTAACGCTATCATGGCGGGAGGCATTGGTGCTGCGTTAAAACTTGGCCGTGGTCTTAGCAAAATAAACTATAAGACTATTCTCAATGGGCTTACTAAAAATGTTCCTGAAGAAGCTATTAATTCAACCTTGCAAGAAAAAGTTGCTACTGGTGAGATAACGCAGGATGCGGCTAATCAGGCATTTAATGAGATAAAAGAATATAAAGAGAAAGATGCACAAATCCCACCTAATGTAACCGAAGAAGCCAGATTTAAGATTCAGGATAATATTGATAAAATAACCGAATTAGAGCAGCGCAAAGAAGCAACACATAAATCATTACAAGGGCCAATAAAAGAACAGATTGATAAATTAGTTGATGAAAATTTAGCCTTATCCAAAGAAACGGTTAAGCAAGAAAAACTCGTATCTGGATTAAGTAAGGATAAAGAGAAGGAAGCTATTGACTTTGCTCATGAACTTGTTGACGAAGGTATTCTGCCAGATACATATGGCCCCGAAGTCAAAAAAGATCCAATAAAATTCTGGCAGACCATCGCGCAGCAGGCCCAAAATAGAGATGAAAATTGGAAGCCATTGGCTAACCCATTAGATGAGCAAGCGGTTAAGGATAATTACGGTGAAACGGTAGTGGATTATGCTAAGGATTTGTTCCCTGCGCCTGAAGTTGCAGAATCAAAAATATCAGTGATTCAGCCAGGAGAAATACAACGTCCTGAAGTAAGAACTATTGCCCCAAGAGAGCAGCCAAGAGAAGTAAAATCTACAAAGAACGTTTCGGTTATTATGCCGGGGGAAGCGGGCGCGGGGAAGGTTAATGCAGAGCAGGTAGGCCATGTAGAGGTGAGTGAGCATGGAGAAGATGCAAAAACCGCTGCCGGTAAAGAAAACGGGATAGGCCCATCTCCATTAACCGAAGATGGGATGAAAGAGGCTAAACAATTGGGTCAATACATAGCAGAAAATAATAAGAGTAAAATAATAACGAGTGAGGTAGAGCGTGGGCTTCAAACTGCTGAAGAAGCAGCTAAAGAAGCAAAAAGAATAACCGGTAAAGAAGTGCCTATTGAGCGGAATGAATTACTGAATACAGCTAACATTGGAAGCGACGAAGGTAAACCAGAGGGAACATTCAAAGAGAAAGAATGGTTTGAGGGCAAATACATGCCGGATGGCGCTGAGTCTCCTGAGAGTTTCAAGACAAGAATGGAGAAGGCTTATGAATACGTGAAGTCATTGCCAGAAGATACCCATGTAGTAAGTCATAGTAAGGTGATGAGGGCACTCGATGCCTTGTCAAAAACAGGTGGTAAATGGACTGATGAAACAACAAAAGATTTTATAACAAATAAAGAATTATCACATGCCGTTCCAGTCGAAAGCACAAATGAAATGGATGTTCGCCAACAAACCACAGATGGCGAAGGAATGGGCGCAGGAAACATCCAACCCGAAAGCACTCCCAGAGAAGAAGTCGGAGGAGAACTCAAAGAAGAAGGTAAAAATACGGGTAAAGAAGGGGTAGCTGATTTGAAAATTGACGAGGTGTATGAATTGCCATTCATCGAGGAGCCGGGAGATAAAAAAACTGGCATTAAGAACATAATATCTAAGGCTACCAGATTTGAAAGGAAGCTGCCACCGGTTGAGGTAGGTAAACTGGGGACGGATCAGGAAGTGCTTTTGGAGGGTAAAAGTTTAGTGGATAATAGCGTGATTAATCCGATAGATATTGTTAACCGGATTTTGGACACTAAAGAAGGGATGCAGCCAGATGAGGCAAAGGCTATGTTGTATTATATGCATCAATTGGCGCAGCATGATACTAACCTGCGGGAAAGATTGGCAAATGCTACCGCGGATACAGAGAAGGCTGAATTAAATGAGCAATTGCAGCAATTATCTGATGAAATAGATGCAGCGACGCAGGCTAATATTATTAGTGGTAAAGCGTGGTCGGATGTTGGTAATATTCGACAAATAGTTACCGATAATGGTTTTAATGCTAGTAGAGATTTAGCTACTATAAAAGATGCGTATGGTGGTAAAATACCAAAAGATGTGCAGGCTAAACTAGATCGCGCATTAAAGGAAAGAGATGAGGCGCTTAATAAATTGGCTAAACTTCAGGCCGAAGAAAAGAATAAAGCTGCGGAAGATACGGTCAAGAAACAAGGAGCGCCGAAAAATACAAAGAAGACATCTACTGATTTTAAAGCAGAAAGAAGTCAAATAAAGAAGGATATTCTTGATAAACTTAAGAAAGGCAGAACTGGCGAAAGCGGGTTAACTGCTGTCCCTCTTCCATTTGCTAAAGAGCTTATTTCCATAACTCCAGAAATATTCAAATTAATAAAGAGTTATGCTGAAGAGGGTGTGCAAAAAACAGAAGAAGTAATTAATAGATTGCATGATGTTCTGAAGGATGAACTGGACGGCATAACAAAGGCGGATATTGTAAACTTGCTTGCAGGTAAATATAAGGAGCAAGAAGGTCTTATTTCTCCAATTGCTCAAAGATTGCGTGATTTTAGAACTGAGGCTAACTTGTGGACTAAAATTGCAGAAGCTACCAAAATGGAAGAAGACACGCCACAGAAAAAACAAGAGAAAAATAAAAAATTGCAAGATTTAAGAGGTCGGCTAAATAATATACGAGAAAAAAATAAAGAAGCTATAGTCGCAGCAAAGGATATATTAACAACCGATGTGCAAAAGGAAATAAAAAAACTGCAACAAAGAAGAAAGGGACTGGAAAGTAGATATAAGAATAAAAAGTATTTGCTCCCTGCTGAAAAAAAACAAACCCCATTTAGTGAAGAGATATTAAAAGAAAAGCAACGAATTGTAAACGCCAACTATAAAATAAGAATAGAGAAAAGGAGAGCATTTGAGTCACAGAAAAACATGTATCAAAAGGCATTAATGTGGGTAGGCAGAGGTGTTAGATTATCTGTATTAAGCGGGTACAATGTATTGGGGAAATTAGCTGCCGCTGCTACTATTGGAGGAGCCGCAAAGCGTATTCCGGAACAAATGATAGGCGCTATATATGGGCATGCCTTTAAGGGGGTAGCTGAGAAGGCTCCAATAGAGGGGTTTGTTAATGCTGGGGCTGAGGCTAAGTTCTATAAAGAATTTTTCAACCCTAAGAAATTTGTAAAAAATTCATGGGAAATCTTGAAAAGCGGCGAATCGCCTCTTAGTAAAAAATTCTCTCCAGGTACTTATGAACATATACCGGGGCTGTACTTGCCTACAGATTTACACCAAGTAATTAAAGATCCTCTTAAAAGAGGTGTTTATGAGGCATCCCTAAAGAATGCATTAGTATGGGCTGAAAGGAATGGGCTGGATATAAATGATGATTTGGTATTGCAATCATTAGAGACTGCCGCGTATAAAAGAGCGCAATATGAGATATTTCAAGAGCAGAACTGGTTGTCTAAGAGATTTGGTGAATGGAAGCATGATATGGAGGCGTCAGGTAATATAGGGGCAACCTATAAATTCTTGGCAGATTTTATGATCCCTGTGAGTACTGTACCTACTAATATTGCTCGTAGAATGGTTAGTACATCTCCTTTTGGATTAATAAAAGGCGGTGTGGACGTAATCAACGCGTATCGAAAAGGGATTGAAAGTCTTGCGCCTGAAGAAGCAGATTCAGTAATGCGTCAACTGAAGCAAGGAACTCTGGGAACTGCATTGTGGCTAATAGGCTGGTATGGGTATTCTCAGTTTGGGGGACTTTATAGCAAGTTCAACCCGAATAAGCAACGCGATCAGGGGGATTTGATTTCTGATGAAATGTCTGTAGGCGGCAAGATGATACCAAAACCTGTTCAGCACGCTTTGCCGCTAGAAATAATTCAGTTTGCGGCAACAGCGAGAAGGGTGTACGATAATTACAGGGAAAACAAACATGCCTCTACTCCTGAATCTATTGAAAAAGCTGGACTGGCAAGCGTAGGCGCTCTTACAGAGCAAATACCCGTGGTTGAAACCATAGCACATACTATTGGCGCATTCAATAACCCATATGAGGCTAAGAAGCTGGAGGAGGATGTAAAGAGAAGATTTGAGCCGCAAATATTAAAAGAAACTGGTATTATAGGTAAGGAGAAGGGAGGTTCTGGCGGAGGGGCTGGCGCAACAGGTTCTGTTGGAGGGCATAAAACGACAAAACACAAAACATCACATAGTACACACAAAACTCGTTAATATATGGCAAAGAAAGTCTTATTGAAAGTAGCACCCCCAGCAGGAGATCCAGTTAAAACTGTAACCTCCGAGGGGATGTTATTAAATCCTCACAATCCAATTTCTGGGGATTTTGATTTACGAGATAGATTGGCAGAGCTTGTCGGTAAAGGGAATACATTAAGCCCGGAAGATAAAAAGGCAATATTCGGGTCTTTGGTGGGGCAACTGGGGCAAGATAAGGCCATAAAAGTAATGAACCATGCCTATATATTTAATCAACGCCCAGAAGTGGTAAAATTACCATTAGAGGATAAATTAAGGGCATTTTATAATATTGGATCTAATGATGCTGATGTGAATAATATAATTGCAAAAAGTAAATCACTTGGATACGGCCCAGTGCAAGGATTTAGGGAAAGCGCAAGCGTGATAAATCAGGGGCTAAATGGGAAAATCCCGGCAACTACGAGTATGGCAGTTAGTCCGGAGGTTCAGAAAAAAGTGATGGTCAAGGTAAGCAAATAAAACAGTATTTTTATATAATAATTAAAGCCTGATTTGCAATGTTTACAGGAACATTCACGGTTACACAAAGCTCAAATATTCAGAATATTATTATTACTGATACCTCCGATTACTCTGGGGAGGGACAAGGTACTTTTGCTGGCCGACAAATCAGACTATATAAAATAGATACAACGACATTGGTGCCACCAGGAACAACTACTATGTATATAGATTTCCCATTCAGCGCAGGCTCTAGCATTACGATAACTGGGGTATTATTGACTGATTATTCGTTGTCGGCCAATGTTGTGTGGTTGTCTAATAATCCGCAACCGGGATCAATTTATACAGCTACGGAAGTTGTGACGTTTTTAAATTATATCAATGATTTCATTTACGGTAAAGTGCAACAATTGGCGGCTAGTCCATCATTGTTAAATGACACTCAATGGCAAGATAGTATGCAGATTATGTACAATGAGAAGGAGAATGCAGAACAGGCGACTTTGTATGATGACCAATTTGCGGCGCAAAGTGCAATTAATCGGGCGTTCTATTTAATTAACAATGAAAATATGTTTTTCTAATGGGCATTTTCGTACCAACAGTAACATATTTGAATTATGGGAAAATAAGCCAGTTTTTGGCTGCTGATAGGATTTCTCAAAACATGCTATTCCGTGGAGGAGACAAGGCACCAAATCTTTCATGGTTAATAGAACTTGTCCGGAAGTCTATTGAATGGAAGAATGGTATTGATAGCACCGCCGAAAGTATAAATGACACTAGTTTGTATTTATATGATTTGTGTGGCAGATACATTCGCGAGGCTAAGATTATTCTTAATAGTGGTAATACTGGTAATATCATTAATCCAACAACAGGAGGCAACGTGACAATAGCAACTCCCAATCCACAATTCAGAGTAGGCCGTCCAGGCGCATTGATGAATGCTGGAGATACTCAAATAACGTTTAATTATGCCGGGGTAGTTAACCCTAGCCTAGAAATAACATTAGATGGGAATGAAGTGCCTTATGGCGATGCCCTCCAATTTAGCTTTACGGCAACATACAATCCAACTAATGTGGTAGTGGTGTTTAGCAACCCCGTGCAGAACGAATGGTTGTTTAATTTTCACATGATTCAATTAGTCGCAGTATAATATGAAATACATAATATATATATTATTATTCTTTAGTATCGGGATAGCAGCAAAGGCGCAATTGCCTAGTAGCACATTCCCTTCAAGAATATTTAATGGTAATACAAAGGCTTCGTGGATTATTTTAGACAGTCCCGTAGTTAATCCAATACTTGACACATTTAATGCGCGTTACCCAGGAACACAATTAGTAAGAATACAAGGGGGTGATACTGCTTTCTGGTTTAGTGCAGGGGGGCATCTCTGGTTTCGCGGCCTGTTAAATCGGGATACGGCTTCTTTAAGCAATAGAATAAACCTAAAACTAAATATTACTGATACTATCGGCAAATGGTTGGCGCAATCAACAAGATTAGTAGATACTATGTATCGCGTGAATGATTCTACTGTAGGATATACAATTAAAGGAAGCCCATACACATTTCAGATATTAGGCCGTTCATCCGGTGGTGGCGGTGGAGGGTCTGGAACCGTAACAAGTGTTGCGTTATCTATGCCGTCTGCTTTTTCTGTTAGCGGTTCTCCTATAACAACAAGCGGCACATTAAATGTTACTATGCCGGGGTTATCTACGCAATATGTACGAGCTAATGGAACCGTGGCTACTACAGATACCGGAATGATTCCTAATTTTTACTTGAAAGTAAGAAGTTTATTGTCTGGGACTTCGCCAATAGTATACAATTCAACTACAGGCGGAATAAGTATTCCTGATGCAAATAATACAGGCACCAAGGGGGCGGCCACATTCAATAATAGCGATTTTACAGATAATGGGGCTGGATTAATATCTCTTCGAAATCCACCGGGAGGGCCAGCAGTCGATACGATATTTAGAATACCCGGGATTGATAGTATTTATTTTAAGATAAATGGGACTCAGCATGCTATTCTGGATAGTGCTGGAGGAGGAGGTGGTGGGGGGACTGTTACAAGTGTATCTGGGACTACCAATAGAATTTCCGTAATCAATCCGACTACAACTCCTGTTGTGGATATTGCTGCTACGTATGTTGGGCAAACCTCTATAACTACATTGGGGACTATAGGGACCGGAGTATGGAATGGAACCACAATAGGTCCAACGTTCGGAGGCACCGGGCAAAATACGGTGACAACCGGCGATCTTCTTTATGGTAGCGCATCAAATACATGGAGTAAATTAGCAGATGTTTCAACTGGAAATGCTTTAATATCCGGGGGCGTTGGGACTGCCCCTTCGTGGGGTAAAATTGATTTGACAACGCATGTTACTGGCATATTGCCTATTGCAAATGGAGGTACTGGGACTTCATCGCCATCATTAGTGGCGGGAACTAATGTGACCATTACGGGCTCGTGGCCCAATCAGACAATTAATTCTACTGGCGGCAGTGGCTCGCCAGGAGGCAGCAATACCCAAGTTCAATTCAATGATGCCGGTTCATTTGGTGGAGATGCCGGGTTTGTTTATGATAAAACATCAAATACTATCGTTGTTGATAGTGCAAGATTGTTGAATTTGCGAATAAATCAAGACCCGTACAATGCAGATTCAGTTCACTTTAGGGGTACGTCTATCACGGTTGGGGTAGGTCAAACTACCGGGAATAGGTACTCTACTGTATTGTCTAATAAGTTAAACTCTATAGAGTCTAATGCGGGGATCAGTGGTGCCACCTTACTAAATCAGGGCGTGGCAAATATCCCAACGCTCCCTGTTTTTAGCCGGGCTAAGTATAGATGGATAGTTTTAGAGTGGGGCGTAAATGACATAAATAATGCAGGGACTGATTCTACGGCGTTTGATACTACGTATAGGAAATACATAGATACGCTTGTTATAGCACGTGGATGGCCTGCAAGTAGAATAGTAATATTGGCTCCGTCATACATAGATCCTGTTGCATTCCCTACGAGCACGTTAGCCAAGCAGCAGAAATTTAGAGGCGCTACCTATAGTATTGCTATTGCGAAAGGCACAAAGTGGGTTGATATTTATTCGGCTGAATTATATAGAAATCCTACTAATTTGCTTGTCGATGGGATACACCCAAATGATTATGGAGCGTATGTGTACGTTAATTCAATTTATAAAGAAATTGGCGATTCTGTTATGAGTACGGATCAGAACATGTCAATAAATGGGTACGTAGAATTTCAGCGGTTAAAGCTAAGAAACTCAGATACTGCTACGTATAAAAGCGTTGTTATAGGTCAAGACAGTACTGGTAACGTGATCAGGTATTCAAAAGATCAAATAATACAAAATAGCACGACTCTTCCCACGCCACAGGGGGCATCTATTAGTTTGGTAGGTGGAGGTTACTTTGGTAATGTTACATCCCCAACAGCGGTTGAAGTAATACAGGTAAACGGTATGATCAAAGGTACATCGCTACGTGCTACTGGTAGTTCACCAAGCGGGTTAACCGGCGAGGGTGTTGAAATAGATTATATAGGCGGGAAGGGAGTAATATTCGGCTATGACAGAGATGCATCAGCGCCCAAACCCTTGTCATTAAACTTCCTCGGCGAACCGGTAATGATTAATACCACTACTCCATCGGGCGGAACAGATGAATTATTGCAAGTGTCATCGGGTGGCGTTAACAGCAAGTTTGGTAGGTTTACGGGATTTTTATCTGGGACGGGTTACGCTGGTGCAGCTGCTGAGATCGGCGTTGCATCTTCTACAGCAGTGCTTGTTGGTTATGACAGAACGGCGGCGACTGGTATTAATTTGAATCTAGGATTTGGCTTGTCTCCTTTTGTAGTTGTTGGTAGTAATACAGTTACTGGGTCGGCTCCATTTCAGGTTAATTCTATGGCTAGATTTTCAGATGCTGTGATGATTAACAGATCAGCTTTAGTAGGTACAGAAAAACTTTCGGTAAATGGTAATATAAATGCAAAAGCCGATAGTATAGGGACGCCAGTTAACATGCTTTACATGGATGATAGTGGTAATATTAAGAAAGCTGCCGTGCCTGGAATAAGCGCTACTAATATATATAATGCAGACGGCACATTGGCGGGGAATAGAACGGTAACAGGAGCTAGTCATAACTTGACATTCAATGGGATATTTAATTACGCCATAAATTCGAGTTGCGTATTATTATCTAATCCAACTGGTACGCATGTTTATTCTATGGCTTCAGGATTAGGCAGCGATAAGTTTTTGGAATTAGGATATACTCCAACGCCAACTATTTTTACTAAAGGTCCGGGGGTTTACATAGATACGAATAATAATGTAGGGTTAGGCGTATCAGTTCCCACAACTATTCCCTTGTACGCTACAGGGAATAATACGTATGTAGGTATATTGCAAGCGGGCGGTGCTGTGTTTTATAAAGCATTAACAATAACCTCTAACACAACAGCTAATACTCAGGCTTATGTTTATCTTATAGATGCTACATCGGGGAATGTAACGGTTACGTTGCCAGCCGCTACTGGTGTAGTTGGTCTTTATTACAAATTCAAACGAATGGATAATAGTGGGAATACAATTACGATACAGAGGGCTGGTAGTGATACGATAGACGGGAGTACTTCATTTACGCTAACGACCCAATATGAAGTAAAAGAAATAATGGCTATTTCAACATCGGCTTGGGGTGTATTTTAAATATTTGTGCTAAAGTAATATTTATGGGTAAACTATATATAATGAATAAATATCCTGATTTCTGGAATGTAATACTTGGTAATGGGTCACTAGGAGCATTTCTAGCGTATTTGGTTATAGCTTATTTTGCAGCAACAGCTTCGCTATTCGCTGAAGCAAGCAATAGAGATATATCCAGTGATAATACTCCAAAAAAATGGAGTACAAAGTTTTTACTTGCTTCGAATTTGTTTAGATTATTGGCAAATTTATTGGCTATTCCGCTATTGATAAGAATGGAGTATGAGTATATTGAAATGAAATGGATGATTGCTATAGTCATCGGGGAGGGGATATTATTCGATAGGGCATTTATGTTCCTAAAGAATATAGGAGTATTGACTTCTGATAAATTCGCCGCTAAATTTGCTAATAAAGTTGCAGAAGATGATCTAGTTGTCACTAAAAAACAATAATAAATGTCACAAGAACTATCAGAATTACGAAACCAATTAGAAAGATGGAGATCATATAACGAAGTTCATGCAAGACCCGCAGATAAAGAGTTGTATGAATTTCTGAGTGGTCTTTTAAAACGAATAAATGAATATGAAGTACCTGAAGTGGTTTCATCTGTGCCAGAAACTACACAAGTGGCTAGTACGGATGATGAGGGTGGCCCAGGCGGCAATCACCCTTCAGATCCAACAGGGAATCCGTAATATAATAATAGGCTGCTTTGTATGGTATATGGGCGGCCTATTATATTTCTTAGCACTAGCAGATTTCACCGTACCGATATACAAAAAAATGTATTGGATATGGGCAATGGGGAAAGACCCCCTATTCATATTATCCATTTACACCTTAGAGCCTAAATACCGTAAACAAATATTTCCAATTCTTTTTTTCTCTTTAATTAGATTCACATGGGAAGTAATAGCTCAGGCTTCAGGCCAGGACGCGAACAGGCTGATGGTAGTGGATTATATGTTTTGGATGGTTCTAAGCATTACCATTCTACAACTTATAAAAACCCTCCGAAATTAATGGAGTCAAAATTTTTGCTTTGGCTTTTTACTGTCCTGCCACCTACTGGATATAGTTTAGTCATGCTTCTTAATGTTGATAATGTTAAGGGGTATATACTTTTTATTGTGGCAGTCTTGTATGGCATTGCTCGGCTTGTATTTTACGTTATTAAGCAAAATCAAGAACGTCGGATGAGGGAATTAGACATTAGAGAGAAAAAAAGATGGCTAGATATTGGTGATCCGTTATAAATATTGTATATCTTTGAATTGCTCATCGGACAAAACTTATTAATTTGAAGCGCCGCTATTTTTAAAGTGCAGGTTTACCTTAAAAAGGTAGTCTGATGAGCCACTTTAGAGATAGCGGCCTTTCTGTTTAAATCAATAAAATGAATGTAAGTCTTAAAATACACCCGCTTTTACTTGCAGGAATAATTCTAGGAATATTATTACTTGTGTTTCTTTTATTTAAAGGGTGCCACCAAAGCAAATTAGAAGTAGCGGCCAGAGAAAAGACGCAGCATATTGCAGACAGCGCATTGGCTGCTTTGAAAGATTATAAAGCCGCATCTGATAGTGCTGCTAAAGATTTCCAAGATACATTGGAGCTTGAAAGAGGTCAACTCGCTTTAATAAAAAATCAAAAAGAGCAAACTGAATTTGAACTTGATAAAGCATTGGTTGAAAACAAAAAGCTGATTGATGAGCATAGATTAGCTCAGTATGCAGATACTTCGGCAACGGTTGTGCCACATGGTTACATTGTTGAATGTGAAGATTGCTTTTCTAAATTAGAAACCACCACGAGTTTATCACTCAGATACAAGAATGATTTAAATAGCCTTCAGAATAATTGGGATAATCAAAATAAGATTTACTTAAAAAGATTCAAGGAGCTGGATGCCGAGAAACTTGGGTTTTACAACAAAATAAATGCATTGGCTAAAGAAGCCAAGGATGCCTCAGATAAATTAAAACCTCATGGTAGACTTTATTTGTCATGGGATGTTTTGTTTGGCCCTTGGCCTAAGATGGCAGGTGGGGGATTTATGTATCAAACAAAATATAACATAATGTATGAGGCCAATTGGCTATATGGTAATCAGGGGCACATGGTAGAAGCAAGTATTAAATTTCCTCTTTCAATAAAATTTTAAAATAATGACAACGCAAAACAAAAGAAAAGATGATGAATTAGAAATATGGGTAATAGTAGGGGCGATATTTACTATCTTCCTGTTGATTATTGATTTCTTTTATTCATCGGTAAATCAAATGGCACTCATCGCCAGAGTTGCAATCTGGATTGGTCACGGGCTTGTTAGTTTCGGCTGGATTATTTCTCTTGCGAAATGGAAAGATCCTGCGTATGATGATGTAAGAAAAGGTGTGGTATATCTGTGTATTGTATTGTCTATTGTTATAGGTATTCATCATGCTACGGAAAAAGAAGATGCGCAAGTAATAATAGATAGCGAACAAAATGCAGCAAAGCCATGATCTGGATATATGCCTTGATGTTTATGGGCGGCTTCTTTAGCGCATGTGAAGATACATTTGAGAATAGCCCGAACTTCGATAAGAGTATTTTTAAAAAGCTCAATAAACAATGGTGGTGCAAGGACATATCTTGTAATTATGTAAAGCTAATACTTGGTTATCGCCCTGATAGCTGGCATATTTGTAAGTCTTTAATGTGGGGATGTATAATTGCAGATGTGATAATTGCATGGTTTGCTCCTAAACCTGCATTGCCGTGGTATGAGCATTTTATTGGATTAGGGTGTACGTGGAATGCTTCATTCCCATTATTTTATAATATAATTTTTAGGCTAAAATGGAAATAACGGTAGATTTTTTAAAAAAACTAGCTCCTGGCAGCAAGAGAAGTAATTATAAAAATCTGGCCGGTTTATCACTTTGGATGAATCATTGGTTCCCAGAATACGACATAGAGACCAAGGGGGAATTGTGTCATATTTTAGCTCAATTGGCGCATGAAAGTGATTCATTTAATGCAATGGAGGAATATAGTACGGGCCAACAATACGAAGGACGGCTGGATCTTGGTAATAATACGAAGGGGGATGGTATCAAGTTTAAGGGACGGGGGCCAATTCAAGTGACTGGCAGGCGCAATTATAGTTTGATGGGGGTGAAAGCCGGAGCGCCGATGAAATTCATATATAATCCAGAGTTATTAGCGACTCCTGAATGGGGAGTTTGGTCTGCCTGTATATTTTGGACAGAAAGAGGATTGTTGACAATATCTAATATGGATGATTCGACCTTATTACCTTACAAAAGAAAAACTGATGATGGTAAATATGAAATAATAAATATCCATCCCATTGAGTATATAAGCAGAAAAGTTAATGGTGGCGTAAATGGACTCGATCAACGTAAAATGTTCTATGAAAGAGCAAAAACAATTATAATTTAGTTCACTGCAATTTTAATGGATATTCTGTTTTACTACTCGGCCCTTTAGTCTTATTGGGCCGCTTTTGTTAACCCCTAAATAAAATAATCAATGCGGTTATTATTGCTCCTATTAGCCCCTGTTTTTGGGTATTCGCAGCCGAATATAAATCTAGCCTATCATGTTAAAGAAGTCCATACAATAGGCTGGCGAAGTGACACGACTACATTTTCGTGGAGGATAGATACAATTAAGTACGGAGTGCCATTTGAAATAAAACTAACAAGCAAATCAGTTGTGGTAGATGGATATGGCACATTTAAGGTGGATAGCGTAAAGCAGAAATACAATTCTCCTTATTGGAATTATTGGTTAAACGGCGGCAAACAGTTTGCATTAATAGAAAATGAAGGGTTTTTAAACTATCCAACCGTAAATAAAAAGAGCCAGATCATAATATTTTATATAGACTCGCAATGAAATTACTTTACTATCAGCCTATAGTAATGCCTCTGTTTTTAAATTCTTTTCTGATTTTATCGCTCGCCTGCTTCAGTGTGTTTCTTAAGGTGTTTCTATTTATGTCTTTTCTTTCTCTAATTATTTTTTCAATTGAAATATCGTCTAAGTATCTAAGTGTAATGTACTCTTTCTGCTTTGGAGGCAATGATTCTATTATGTCATGTAATTGCGCGGTAATGTGTTTTAAATCAATAGAAGGGGTTGGGTCTATGTAATTATCCGCGTATGACAGTTGGTTGTAAATTCTTTTTTTTATGTATCCCCTGCGTATAATATCAATGCATTTATTTTTAGCTAACGTAAATAGATAAGTATTTGCGGTTCGCATATGAATATTTTCCTTGCCAATCCAAAAAATATAAAAAGAATGCAGAGCTATATCTTCTGCTTCTTCCTTTGATACACCGCATGTTTGACAAAAATTTAAAAGGTATTCATATTGTTGATGGAATAGGTTAATATATTCTGAGGTAGTCATGGAATAAAGTTTGTAAGGTTTAAAAATGCCCCCTCCCAGGACTAGGAGGGGGAACTAACTGTATATGATGAGACACTAGAGAAAGCTATTCGTATTTTAAGTGAAACATATCTTTTGGATCTGTAAAAGTGCATATTATACCGCAATTACTATCCAGTATAAATACTTTTTTGGTTTCTCTGCATTTTAGCCAACCATAGCCGCTCATGCCTTTATGCGACGGGCACCCGGTGTATTTGGGGCTGCAACTAGAAGCTAACAAGGCAATAATAACAATGAGGCATAATAAAACAGCATGAATTGACTGTCTACGGTAGTGGTGTGAAGTCATATTACTTTGTATTTATTTTGTCCATTAAAGTTTTAAGTTGCTTTTGGGTTTCCAGATTAATAACAGTAAGGCGATTTACAGGCTTAGTAAAAGAGAGGGGCACCGTCGATACAATATATTTCATATTATGCTCAATGTATATTTCTTCAGGAGTGAAACCAAAAACCCCGTTCCCATTAGTTCCGTAACTGCCGTCTTCGGCGGGGGATTCCATTACAAAATCTCCGCGTCTTTCCCCGTAATCTCCTTGAACTAATTGTTGAGTACAAGTAAGTTGACTATTTACAGAACTGACTTTATTCACCTGGTAATAGCCAATTGGATCGGCAACTCCTTCAACGAACACATACATATAAAACATAACAGAACGATCATTTTGTAGCTTGAAGCGTTTAATTAAATTATCTCGTTCCAGTGACCATGTAATAGTCGGTGGCGGCTGTGTGGCTAATAGGCCGCGTTGATTCTGCTCGGTATGCTGTTGCTCGTCCAAGGCGGTAGTATTAGTAGACGGTTGTTCGCAACTGATAAGAAAAAAGAAAATAATACCAACAAATAACTTGTACATCATTTAATTTTTATAGTTTGAAAATTGATTTACATCCAATTGATATGGCAATGAGCTTGATTTCCATAATGCACGATTCCACATTTTAGATTTTGCATTATAATCTTCTACCCATCTGTTTAGGTTTTGTTTTATGGAATTAATACGTTGTGATTTAGTAAATTGCTCAAACTGTTTATCAGTTTCTGGAGTTTCTTGAATGATAGCCAAATCAGTATTTAATTTTTGGCAGGTATTGTATATTTCTTGAAATTCCTCATAATGAATAATTGCAGTATCTATAACTCTGGTTGATTTATTAGCAAACCAGACAATTGAGGAAATTATGAGCATAAGAATCGAAACCCAGATAGCGAATTTTTTGATGATTTTAAGTTCGTCCATTATTTTGATTTTATTGTGATGATTATGTAAAGGCACAAGAACATATTAACGCATATTTCATACAAACCAGAGAATAAGGCAAACCATCCCCCTAGTATGATTATTGTGCATATAACCCAGTCGAACTTACTCATAGATTTGTTTTTGCCCAATTACGAATATTTTCAGCAACTTCTTGTGATAAATAGATTTGATATTCCTTATAAGGCCCGTGGCGGTCGGTTTTATGCACGATTGATACTCTCTTGAACTGATTGCCAAACTTCATAGAAATGTCTGTAAAAGCCTTTTCTGAGTAGCTGGTGATTTTCGCCCCCGTCTTTAATTGGGTTATCCAGGTTTCATCTGCTATGAGCTGCTTCCCAGTGGAGTCTGCGGGGATTACTTTAGATACATTCCCTTCCTTTGAGCCGTATACATACGTTTGGGAATGCCCCTTAAAAGCAAAGGCGCAAATAAGAGAGATAATAAGGAGTGATAGAATTAATAATTTAGTTTTCATTTGTTTGTTTATTTGAGGTTAAATTATAACTCTGTTATTTCAGCGGGTTTAATGTTTACAACAGTTGAATATAGCCATATATCGCTATCCATTTTATTATCTACTATTGGGGAGTAGATAACGTGTACTCTTTTTTCTCTAATATCAGTATGCAGCGTTAAGTGATTTTTCTGCGCAAATATCTTTAGTTCGGCATATGGCACATCGTATATATTATGCCTTACATTGTCTACTGTTGGGTAACTCTTTTTTATTTCGTAGGTATTTGTTAAAAGAGTTTCGATTGTTTTTTGAATGTTCATATATTTTTAATTTAATGAGTGGTAGGCGCTATAATCTATTTCACTGTTTACGATAAACACTTCAAAGCAGGTAACTATTGGCTCCTGAATGCCTTTGAAGTCGCAAAAGAGTATTATTGGCTGCGTTTCGTATGCATTGTGGTTAATGTATAATCTATTAGGATCAATGAATGAATCGCGTTTTAAAGAGCAGCCGGAACGGTGAATGGTGTAATAGTTAATATTGGTCATTTGGTTTTTAATTTCTGATTAATGAATTTAACAAATGTCCCAAAGTCGTTTTGAATTTCTAGGCATTTCTGTTTTAGATCAAAATTAGAATCTCCCATATATTCCTTAATTACATCTCTTATGCTCGGGATATCTTTACGCCCATCCCATTTTATGGAAATGTATTTCTTAACTCCGTTGTAGGCTTGTTCTTTCGGATCTTTATCTCCTTTTCCTTTATTTCTTTTCTCCCATGGGAGGGATTTATTATTAGTTCTTGGTATGCCATACCCACGCCCAAGGTATTCGCCCGTATAAAAATCGAAGTCTCCATTGATAAGTCCATCCGCGATCTCACCCATATTAATAAAATTTAGATAATTTAAAAATAGAGCTACACTCATTCACCTGGCAGCTCATTCAGGGCCGTTAACCATTACCCAATAGAAACGCGCCTCCAAATTATTTGAATTTACCCAAAACCTGTGACGCCAAAAAGTGAGCAGTTGTTGCAATGTCATCTCCTTCCTGAATGGTTGGAAGGTATTCGTATTTAGCCGCAAGATGCCCGGTCAACAAAATAGCTGCATATTCATGTTTAGTGAGGCCAATAGAGACGCTACCGGTTTCATTATTGGATGGCTCAATAAATGGGAATGCTAAATTGGTTAAGTTTGACATAATAGTTAATTTTATATTTTATAATATTTTTATCCCCGTCTTTAATTTTGTTGATTAAATCATGACTATTTTGGAGTACGGCTCGTATCCTATGCCGTTTGTTAATGCATTCATTTCTTCTTCTGATAGACTGTATGGGTTGTTTACCTCGATTGGATGAGAGCATCTGTTGCCATTATACCCTTTATAATGTGTATCTTTTTCGTCTGCTATTGTGATTAAGACACAATAGTCTTTGCCTTTTAATTGAAAAGTGCTAAGTAGGCTTATTAGATCGTCTGAGGTTTTATACTTATTCCCTATTGCGTGCTGCATATGGATGGCTTAAATAGTTTGTAATTGTTTGTATTGTCTTTTAATATTGTTCATTAATTCAGACACGCATCTTAAAGTTTCTTCTGATAGATAGGATATGTTTTCAACAAAATACATCTGTTCGCCGTCTATTTTTATAAATCCTATTAGTGTATTCCTTTCCTTTAAATACCAGTCTAGTGTTTGGTGGTGAGCGGTATATATCCCGCATGTAAATTCTGTCTGCATGGTGTTTATATATAATTTTCAGGATTACCGTTTTCTGGGTTTGTTGAAATAATGCCATTTTTAAATAAAGAATATGCCCTTTGAAGGCTAAAGCCGCCCGTGCCCTTTCTCCCATTATGAGTATAATACTTGTATGTCATGCTGTTAGTCTTGCTATCCCATTCCGCTTTGAAATGTCCAATTTTACATTTCCCATTTACTGTTATTTGGCCATGCAATACGGGGAGGTCTTTTATAAAAGATAAATATTCCATGTTACGTATATGTGGTTTTTAAAAGGGCAGCTATCAGTATATAGCGCCTAGCTGCCCGTGGTGTTAATCTGCAAATTTTTCACAATAAGAAAGAAATCTATGCGGTTCCATTGGGCGATGTGAATTTACCCAGCCGCCTAATTTTAACAGTTGCTTGCTAGTCAATAGACTAAGATCATGATCGTAGATGAACGCATTTAGCATTTTTTTAAACTCTTCCTGAATGGGGTAATATTCATCTCCCTGGTTATGGGTCTTTAAGTGGGTGTGTTTATCTTCCAGGGCCTTCCAACCGTTTTTTATGTTTTGTTGTATGGTTGCCATTTTTTCATGATTAATAAATTGACTAATAGCTGTCTTTTTTTGTTCTGTAGTAACGGAGCATCCATAGTTGTCGTATATAAATTCGCCTATGGTCATGCCTTTATTGTAGGTAGTCATTATAGTTATTTTAAAGGGTCAAAAGTATCTGTGATTAAATACATATGGTCTTTACCTTCGCCTTTACCAGTAATTACCCAGCCTTTGGCGGTAAAATATAAGGAAGCGGTGTCTATAGCCGGACTACTAGCCCCGGGATGGTTAGTAAATGGGATTATAATTGATTGCGCGAAGCGTTCACTAATGATCTTAACTCTTGCGGGTTTGTCATTAGTTGCTCCCAGTACTTTTACTTTCAAAATGTGAAAGTTTTCAATTGTTGGAATGTTCATATACAGTTAAATATTAAATAGTTAGTGAGATAAAAAGTAAAAATGTTACATAGGCAATTGTTTATGTGTTTTCTCTCCGTCTTTAATTGTGTCGGGTTGGTTGGTATCAAATACAAGGGAGTTAATCTTCCTGGAAGAAATCATGAATAAGGGTAGTATTGGGTTTAATCTCCTTATTCAATTCCTTACACTTCTTTGTCATTTCTTTTTTAGTCCCAAATAGTATGTAACAATTGGTTGTCCGGCAGAATACTGCCCATTCTTTAGAGTTGTATTTGCTTGCTGAATAGTTCATCTTTTATAGTTTAAATAATTAAAGAAGGGAGAGTAGCGAATGATAATAAATATTACAGTTAAGATAAAAAGAGCTAAAACGGTGGGGTTAATTAATATCTTTTTCATGTGTCAAGGGATTTAGAATGATAAATTAATTCAGGATATTATCGAATAGTTGAAGTAATTTAGGCGTATCCAACCCGCTATACCAGCCGCCAACAGTTGCAGCCTTTAAAAAAGCGACTCTGTTTGTTTTGGGCATTGCTCTAAACTGGTCATAAGCTTGTGAAAATTGCCCATTGTGAAAGCTATCAACTATTAATTCATAGTACTGCATATCGCTAGTAAGCGAATATGTCTTTAATAATTTTTTCATTGCAAAGGATTGAGAATATGATTGAATGTTGTTTGAATTAATCAATATCCATATAGCCGTCTGGAATATGTTCTTCTATTATTTCGCCATCTTTGAGAAGTGTAACAGGTTCATTAGCTGCTCTTGTTTCACCTAATTTAGATAGATTGACATACGATTGGTAGCAATCTTGTGCTAGTTTTTTGTTGGTATAATCCATTGTACCAACATTGCCAACTACTACTACATATTTATGTTTCATACTACTAGTTTAATTAGTTATTAATAAGGGTTAGTGGGTTTTTATTGCAATGTTTTTGCATAGTTCTAACGCTGCATTCCCTAATCGGTTACCTAATTTTTTTACAAACAGACCATCTTTATGGACGGTATAGTAATAATCACCTATGTCTGGGCCTTTAGTATAAGTGTGTTGCTGAACCTCAGCGGTACCGATGGATAATATAGTTTCTGTTTTTATTTTCATACAGAATAGGTATTTATATAGTTATTTAATCTTATGAGCTATGTAATCGTTAATAAGGCTAATGCAATTAGAATTCAAGCCAAACGATAGCCATATACGAGCTTGTTTAATTGATCGTGAAGCGGTTACGCCTGTTTTGCGGCATATCGTATATAAGGCTATCAATTCCGTGTTCATATTATCTTGTTTTACTGTGTTATCGTTTCGTTGACTATGTAAAGATAATATCTTTTATCATAACTACAAAACAATTTATTGGTTTTTGTAAGAAATCTTTAAGAGCGTTGATAATTAACTACATAGCAGGTGCCATGAAAATCTACAATATCATAACCTGGGTGATCTGTGTGTTTTAATTCGTCTTTGGTATTATAATAGCCTACATAATGCCTGTCATATTTAATATGTGCATAAGCAGACGAACGGACATTGAAACGTTTGCCATATTTGGAGACAAACAAGCTAACAGGAATAGCGTCTGCCGGTAATTGCTCTATTGTGTCGTATTTTGTGCCTTTTATTCTCATTGTGTTATTTTATTCCAACAGTTTTTGCCAATAAGTGACTTCCCTAACGGGTCAATCCATACTTGCATGGTGTTGTAATCCACTGTTACGCATATAAATGTGCCCTTATCTTTAAAGGGTTGCTGACAACGGCAGCAATGCGGTTGCGTTGTGCCATCCTTATTCGTTGGTGGATTGCGCCTATAGTCTGGGTCTAGGTAGTACTTATTCATAAATATAAAGGTAATATCTTTTATCCTATAAAGGAAGTGTTTTGATTTTGGCAATTACTTTTTCTCGGCGTTTAATTGCGAATTCATTCTTCTCACCTGTTACCTTATTAGGCCAAAAAGTATCAAAATCAAAAATCACATAATAATGTCGAACATCAAAGTTTATTCCCCCGTCTGGCTTATCGGCATAGCCGCGAGATTTAATTGCTTTATAACTCTTAGGGAATTTTGTTGCAAATTCATCACGTTCAATCTCAACAAGAAAAGGGCCAATACGGATAGTTCTAATTTCATTCACATCATCAATGCTATCAAGTGAGTTAGAAACAGGTAAATAGTTTATAGCTCCCTTCCCAACTTGATTTTTATAATCTAAACGGGTGATAGTTATCTGCATGGTGTCGTTTTTTGTTTGTAGGTAAAGATAATATC